GTGCAACACATCTGACCCTGGTACAATGCCCCAGCAGCGGATTGTCGAGATAGTAGATGTCTCGTCAATAACCTTTACAATCCAATACTCTCGGCCTGTCTTGGTTTTGCGCTTCGTAATTAAGCGAGGAATAAACCAAGCAGCCTTGAGTGCCTGGTCCCAGTTTCCAAGTGGTGGAACCTTGTAGCGATCAATCATCTCTTGAATCTCAGGAGTCATAACAAGGTCAAAAGGATAGATGCCCGTGCGAGAAGAGATGTGTTCAATCCTCTCTTCTGGAGTGTAGTCCTCCTCCATCCTATACTCGTCGATGTGCTGAATCATTTTCTTCTTGGTCTTTGGACGGTTCATAACACAAGACTCTGTAAAGTGTTTTAATCCCGTAAATCTTTCATCCACCAAAGAATCTAATGCGCCACTCTCGGCCATAGCCTGAAGGGCTTTCTTGTTGAGCTTGGAGTAGACAACGTTGTCATTAAACAAAAGTTCCTCTGGACTGTTAAAGGGTCGGTTGTTGATGATCTGTTCAATCGCCTTATCTCCCATACCCTTGATGGAGCTTAGAGGTTGAATGAGCGTGTTGCCATCTTTAGTGATCTCCCATTGTGCAGTAGAGGCGTTCACGTCTACCTTCTGGACACTGAAACCATATTGCTGAACAAGGTTCACAGCAGCCTCTTTCCGCGATTCGGGCTCTTTGTCAAGGAAGGCTGCGGCCCAGCATTCAGGATAGTAGTAATACAACCACGCACATTGGTAAGACAGGATGGAATACGAGACGGCGTGACTTTTATTAAAGCCGTAACCTGAGAAGTATTCGAATTTCTTCCACATCGCGGCTGCGGTGGTGCGGTCGATGCCTTTCTCGACACAACCCTCGACAAACTTAACTTTGATTCTTTCTTTCTCTCTCGCCCCTTTACCTGTGCCCTTCTTTGTCAAGAGCTTCCGTAGAAGATTGGCCTCATCCAAGTTGATGTCCTTGCCGAGCTTGTGGGCAAGGAGCGCAATCTGTTCTTGGAAGATAAGGAAGCCTGCTGTCTCCTCAGTAACCTCTTTGACAATGTTATTAACATAATGAATGCCGTTAGGATTTCTTTTAGCCTTAGTATACTCCTGGTCTACCTTGGCCGACAGAGGCCCTGGTCGATAGATGGAGGTGATTGCTGAAATGTCAATGATGTTGNTGGGCTTTGCGCTCTTACAGAACTTCTGCGCTCCATCGTTCGTAAACTGGAAGACCCCAACAAAGTTGCCCTTGTGAAATACGTGTTTGTAAACGTTCTTATCTTCAAGGTCGATAACATCAGGGTGTAAGTTTTTACTATACCACTGGGCCACGTCAGCATAGGTTGGGTTTTCAATCCCGACCTCTCTACGTAGCATATGTTTAATACAGGATTCAATCATCTCCAACGTTGACAGTCCCAACAAATCAAACTTAATAAAGCCTAGCGGCTCTAAGTGACGCACATTCATACCCTCCGACCAAGGAGTCTGAAGGATACCTCCTGAACTGATCAGGGGCATATGCTTATCAAGGTCCTCCCCAATCACCACTCCACCTGCGTGCCTGCTAGTCGAGCGACGCTGGCCAAACAGGGCCTCAACGTGTGTTTTAATCTGAGGATATTTTCTTAGAAATTTTTGAAGGGACTCGGAATATTCCATTACCTCTTCAAACGTAGGAGTATAGACACCTGCCTTGATGCCGTGCTTGGCCTTGGCCTTGGGCATCGCCTCTTTCTCCATTACCGAAGTAACAGAGTTCACTTCCTTGAACGGGACATCATAGAATTTGCTGATGTCCTTGATGAGAGAACGCAGTTGCAGCGTGTTAAAATTTGAAATAGGAATGACAGTTTTGTTGCCCCACTCATCAGCGAGGATCTCCTTAAGGCCGAAGGCGTCTGATACATCATAATCAATATCAGGATAGTCCTTAGCGTCTGACCGCAAGAAGCGGCTGAAGAGGAGGCCATATTTGATTGGGTCAACCTGGGTAATACCAAGAACATATGCTACCAGGGAACCAGCGGCTGAGCCACGACCTGGGCCTGATAACATATGTTCGTTCGCTTTGTCAGAGATAGCTTTCATTGTAAGGAAATACTTACTGAACCCTCGCTCGTCAATGACACGAAGTTCGTGGCGTAATCGATCCACGTACTCGTTATCTTTGTGGAGCTTGAATTCTTTCAGTCCGCTAATACACTGAGCTATGAGCGCGTTGGTAGCAGTTTCTCCTTCAGGTACAACAAAGGACGGCAAGCGCACTTTATTATCTGGTACAAAGTCTTCGATGCGATTGAAAGCAATCTCATGGGTAAGACTAATAGAAGAAAGAATGTCAGAATCATTATAAGGTCTGTCAGAATACCTGCTGTATTCTTTATATGATTCCCACATTTGATCGCCATTTTTTGGATATAACTCATAACCGACTTCCTCCAATTGTTCTGGCAGTTCTGGCGATAGCCAGTCTGGCAGTTCGTCTGGTTTGTCTTTGTACTTAGTTATGAGAGGCAGAATTCCCAGGCGCTTGTAAAGCTCCCGGTCCTTCCAAGATCTAGGTGTTGGGTAATGACTGTCAGCAGTCGAAATTACTTGTATTCCGAATTCCTCTTTCATTTGGAGGACATAGTGATTAAGCTTATGCTGATCTTTGGACTTAATCCACTGAAGCTCTCCATACCAGCGGTCCCCAAAAATATCTAACATTTTTTTTGTCATATCGCGCATTCCATCAAGAACGGCCTGCTCACCCTTATCTTTGTTGTTCCAATAAATGGTGGCGTAAACCCCTCCAAGACACGCGCTTGAGGCGATGATTCCCTTGTTGTATTTCTTGAGAAGATCCAGGTCTACCCGAGGGTTTCGATAGAAATTGTCGCCTTGAAAGGACTCTGAAATCAGAGTATAGATATTGTTGAGTCCCTCTTGGTTTTGAGCCAGAAGGATAAGATGGCTACGTGTTCGGAGCTTATTGCTCTTCCCTTTAGACTCACCTTCGTTCTCAGCGTTATTCTTTTCTGCCTCCTTTTTATCTTTGCTGGCAGCCTTCTTATCTTCCCGTGCCCTATCGTATTCTTCTCTCCACTCTTTAACAGAAGGGACAAAATAAGCCTCGACGCCATAAATAGGCTTGAAGTCCCTGCCTTCTGCCTTCATCTTTTTAGCATGAATAATCTGATATGCAAGACCATTCATATTACCGTGGTCAGTTAATGCTAGGGCTTCGCTGCCATTTTGGTACGCAAAGTCCATATGAGCTTGGGGATAACCCAGAGCATCAAAAGGAGAGCCTGCTACGCTATGAGCGTGCAGGCCGACAAAAGGGATAGATGATTTGGTGCGTTGCATAATTCCTCACTTTCTAAACAATTATATTATAGTTTCTTGTTTCGAAAAGTCAAGGAAATAATCAGGTTCCTTTAGTGCTTGTGATGGTGCGGACGAAATAACCTTCTTCGTCTCTCCCAAGGTCGCCCGATGCTCCCGCAGTTGAAGGGAACATATCTCGCAATATCTTGCGGGCGTCTTCTTCCGTATCTGCCTTGATGCGTCTATCCCCCTTTTCAAGATCGAACTTTAGATCTTTTTCCTCTGGTGNTGTTGNCCAGGGAACCAACTTTGTTGGCTTTGCCAATCTCTGCTTTGCAAGGAATTCTTCCCAAGCGTTTGTTTCGTTTAGNACTTCTTTGATAACGTTTTTTAAATCATTATATTTCATCATTTATCTTCTCCAGTTGTGCGGTATAAGTATCCGATAATTATCGGTAATGCTATAGCGGCAAATATCCAATACGCTCCCATAATATTAAGTAGTTAACTTAAATATCTTTCACCCCTATCGCAAAGAAAGGTTACTACTACGCCTTCGGGCTTGTTCTCCTCGATCCAACGCTCGGCGGCAAGGACGTTGGCTCCCGAGCTAATGCCCACTAGAAGTCCGTGTTCCGATGCAAGCAGTTTAGCGCGGGCTTTCGCGTCTTCAGTGGCGACGATTAGCTCTCCATCGATCAGGGTCTTATCGACTAAGAAATCTGCGCCGTCATTAATGCCCTGAATGCCATGTGTAGCAGCGTCTTCGGCTGGAGTTATCATAAGAATCTTGGCCTCTTTCCATAGGCGGGGCAAATATTTTTGACATCCCATAATTGTGCCACCAGTCCCTGCGCCACTTACGACGGCAGACAAGCGGGCTGGTATTTCCAAAACAGATCGCGCTATTTCCGAAGCAGTAGTGCGAAAATGACATTCGATGTTGTCGGGATTGCTGAACTGCATAGGGGACCAATAGGTGGGATTCTCCTGCAACATCTTATCGCGCAGAGCAATAGCATCCTTGAAGGCGCTTGGTCCTACCTCGACTACTTCTGCCCCGAAAGCTCGAATCATTTGCTTTCGCTCTTCACTCATATTACAAGGCATCAAAATAAAAGCCTTCAAGCTGTGGGCTGCGGCGAGCATCGCAAAGGCGATTCCTGTGTTTCCTGAAGAGGCTACAACTATGGTATCCTTTCCTTCCAACTCTCCTCTCTCAATCGCCTTTTGTAAAATGTAATTCGCCATCCTATCCTTGATAGAACCTGAAGGGTTATAGGTTTCCAGCTTGGCATATAGCTTGGGGCCAAGTTGAATAAAAGGGGTGTTGCCAATTAGCTCAGTCAAATCATTCAATTTCGTCTACTCCTATTCCGTGCCATTCTTTGTATGACATAAGTGCGTTGCTCGGGCGTCGAATGTGGGATTTTTCGACGGCCATATAATTTTTGTATCCTTCCCAGGAATCGATCCTCCAATACCTCTCAAGTTCGTGTATCTTTGCATCAGTTAACCCGAGTGTATCAAAAACCTGCTCAAGTTTAAAGTGTCTATATGAATATCTTTCATTAATGGATAATTTTTTAGTCCTCTCCTCGTCTTCATAGAGCCCCGTGGACTTTTTGGCCACCTCGGCGCTCAAGATGCTCATCGACTCAGGTGATAAAGAAAAGCCTAGATACTCCCCGTCGCGCACAGTCTTGCCTTCGTAGGACAAGAAAAAAGGTCTTACCGAAGAAATGTCCTTCCGGTGCTCTCGAACCTTGGAGACATGATAAACTCCGTAAGGAAAGGCCACATAATACATATCTGGCTTCAGGTAGCTGCTCAGATTGCCGCACACCTTTTGAGACATCCAGCCGCCGTGGATAACACTCCAGCTTAAGCAATCTCTCTTCTTGCGGTCACGAGGATGGATAGGGACGTAGTGGATGGGGACAGGCTTTCGATAGCCGCGTTGCTCAAGCGAGAATTGTCGGTTCACCCAGACAGGATCTTGTATGTAATCACCAAGACGGTGACGTATAAGAGGCTGCATATCGTCATGACAGACAAGCCATATCGTCTCGCATCCTGCATAAGCACATTCCAAGACGGCTCTTTCCACGGCAAGATAGTTCTGAGAGATTGGCATCAAGCAGTCGTGCCAGGGCATCTGAAAGTCAAGCGACTGACCTGCTACTGGCACTATTCCCGCAAGATGAAATCCACTCATTTAAAATCTGCTCTTCCGTCCGGTTATCAATTATTATATCTCCATTCTCGATAAAGTCAAATGTTTTGTTGGGTATGACTTCTCTTCGATAAAACTCTAATTTGATTGGGAGGAATTGTTTCTTGCCGTTGGATGTTCCCTTGATGCCAGCTTCTTTCATCATCGATATCGTCTTGAGCCTAGCAACCGCGTCAGAATAATCAGGGCTATGCAATTCTTCTTTTGTTAGAATAGATTTTGATATCAGATCTTTATAGTGGACATTCCCATCGGTTCTCTCAGACAAATAGAAATATATCTTTTGTACAAAAGAATTTTCAGGGTCTATAATAAAATCGTGTTGGTGCTTGGCCCCTGACTTTACATCGAACCAATCCACAACAGTGTAGTCATTGATGACCATCGGGACTTCAAAGGGCAAGCCACGGACGCCATCTGTATTAAAAATTCGCAGCTTGTCATAGCGGATCGAAACCACCGAATGGTTCTTTGTTATCGCTTTGACGAGATTGCTTTCCGAATCGATCTGAACAGAAACCAAGTTATCGGTAAAAGGAATGCGCCCTGATAAGGCGGCATCGAATGTAAGGTGTCGATTAACATCATATTTAGAATCGCCAAGTTTGACGTTCCTCAACCCCAAATCAAATTCAGTATGAAACTGGTTGAAAGGTAATATAGTAGGCTCGTGTAAGCTGAGTATTTTAGCGCTGTTTTGGTTTGCATATATGATAGCATTTAGATTTTCTCCTATTACTAGTTCTTTCCAATGATACGAATGTTCCCTTAGCATCCATCTCCCTTCTCGTAAGATTTCTTAATATTTCTGTGCCATTTCTTCAAGACACGCAAATGAAGTGGCTTCTCGTAGCAACGACCGCCTGCCTTGGGGTATCTAATCGCTGTAACCCAGGCAGCAGTCCATCTGCGAGCTTTAGTTTTAAACCCGCAGGACTTACCCACGCGATGCACTCTCTTGTGGATATGTTTCATCCAGGCGTCTGCGGCTTGGATATGATTAGTTCGATCAATGTCATACGCCTTTTCATACCAAGGCCACTGCTGGAGTATTCCAAGTGCCATTGGTAATTTTTTGTTATTAATTACACGCCAATCTCCCTTGGCTTGGGGGTTGTGGCCTGATTCAGAGCAAGAAGCTGCTAAAATCATTCCCTTGTGGGAGGAAGGTACATTGTATTTTTTCTCAACCTTGACCAAATCCCATAGCACCTTGTCGTCCACGTTTTGTGGATCTGCATTGTGGCAGTAGTGTTGTGCCTCGAATACCAAGTCTTGATAGGTAGGGGCATCCTCTAGAGGTGCGGTTAATAAGATGGTCGCGATTGCGATCGTTAAGCTTGTCATAATTTATCTCCGATTATAGAAGGTGGCGGTGTGTTAGATCTAGTGGATCCTTTATGTGGTATAAACCCTCATCATAATTCCACTTAACTAGAAATGCCAACTCAAAAAAGACTTTTTTATTTATAAAGTCATCGTTTTTAAACGATTAATAAACTTGCTCATAAGTATTCTAGCGCTTTTTTTATAACCCTCAAGAGACGACCAACCCTTTTCTGGGAATAGGACTTCTTGCGGGATGTAGCCCGGTAGAACAGGGATTTCTAAATTAGTGTACAGGTGCTTTTGATATTGGCATTCGTCACTTAAAAAAGCGCCACTTTGGATTCCCTTGACTATCTTGCGAGTGAGGTCAATAGAGATGCGAGAACCCTCTCCGTGGGGGCCTCCGGTCCAACCCGTGTTAACAAGCCAGCAATTAACTCCGTGCTTCTTGATCTTCTCTCTCAACAAGGCAGCATATTGCTTAGGCCGCAAAGGCATAAAGGGCGACCCGAAGCAATAAGAGAATGTGGGCTCGGGCTTCGTGATACCCTTTTCCGTTCCGGCCACTTTGGCTGTGTAGCCAAGTAAGAACTGTTCAACTGCCTTGTCTTCATCAAGGCGTGCAACTGGCGGGAGGACGCCATAGGCGTCGCACGTCAACATAATTATGTTGGCAGGGTGGTTGCACCAGGGTTCTCCCCATATGTTGTCAATAAATTCCAAGGGATATGAGGCGCGAGAGTTCTCAGTAATGCGAGTATCTTCGAAGTCAACTTGACCATCTTGCGTTACAACATTCTCTAAGATAGTCCCAAATCTGTGACACGCCTTGTATATGAGAGGTTCCTGTGTCGCTGACAACCTGACAGTTTTTGCATAACAGCCGCCTTCGAAATTAAAAAGACTCGTGTCAGACCAGCCGTGCTCATCATCTCCCACTAAACAATTCTCTTCATCCGAGGACAGCGTTGTCTTGCCAGTTCCAGAAAGTCCAAAAAAGATAGTAGACGTAGGGCCGGTTGGGTTCACGTTGACCGAGCAATGCATAGGAAGAATTCCTTTCTGGGGGAGTNAGAAATTCAGAACAGTGAAAACACTCTTTTTAATTTCTCCTGCATAATCGGTGCCGCTAATGAGAACGAGCTTCTTTTTAAAAGAGATCAATACCCTTGGCTTCGTGGATGCCGAAGGGACAGAATAGACATTAAATTCGGGCTCGAATGAGTCAACTTCATTCCACTTCGGATGAAAAAACATATTCCGTGCGAACAGGGAATGCCACGCTTTAGACGTGTGAATTCTTACCGGAAGGCGATGTTCGGGATCATAACCAGCATACAAATCCTGTTCATAAAGAATTCGATTTGATATACGATCCATAAACTCTTCTTCGTGTTTATCGAATTCTTCTTCGCTTACACTCTGGTTGTTGTCCCAGTCTACCAGATCCTTCGTAATGGAATCTTTTACAATAAACTTGGCGTCAGGGGAGCGTCCAGTGTGAGGCGCTGTTTCAACAACTAAAGCCCCGTCGTTAGTTAGACGGGGCTTGTTGTTGCCTTTTAACAAAGCCCATTTGATAAGGGCTGCTCGGTTTAAGTTCTTCAATCTTTATTTTTTTGTCTTATCACAAAACCCCATCAAAACGTGATTCTCTAAAACTAAGGAATATTTTTCGGCTCCGTAAGAAAGAGTCTCAATCGTGTGGATGGGGACAATCAGTCGATCGCCACCAGACCACTGCCGTGAGCAATCTTGAGATGCTGTGATGACTCGCACCATAGCAAAAGGTTCTTGCTCCTTGTACTCCTCTGGTACAAGAACTAGGCTCTTATTCTCCGTTTCTGTTTCTTCTTTAGAAACAAGAATGTGACGATTAAAAGGGGTTGGCTTCATACTAACTTCCTAGTGTGTGAGAAATCTTATCATAGATCTCAGAGAAGTGTTCAAAACTTTCGTCAGATTTTAACATTCGATATGCCTTGACGGCGAAACGAAGTTCATCTTTCGACAGCCATCCGTTATCTACATAGTTCTTCTTTAGATCACGCTTATGTTCTTTGTATGGCTCCATCTCATCTTCTACGGCCTTAAATGCTTTAATAAAGTCAACAATGTAATCATCTTTGTTCTTTTCTGTTTCGCTCACAGGATCCTCCTTGATCTGTTATGCTTTATATTATAGCAACCAAAAGAATTAAGTCAAGCTTTATGTCACTTCGCATTTGCCGCCAGCGCAGGCGACTTCACTTTTAAGATCTGTGTTATCTTCTAGCTCGACAACGCGAGTGAGATCTACAGCCTGAAGGGATTCAACCATCTTCTCATATTTCTCTGAGGAACAATCTTCAAAAGGAGCTTGCACATAACTTCCACCGTCGTGTGGCAGTACAGAAAGCCCATTGTAGTGATCACGATTTTCCCACATCCACTCACCTACATCAATCCATTCGGATTCTTTAATAGAGATGGTAGCTGAAACATTGTGAGTGTTTTGCCCTCGACGGTGACCAGCTTTAATCCACTCCTGGCTTACAGCCTTGACTCGTTTTAGAAGTTGAAGAGCGCTCTCGTGGCGCGTAATCGAATTCTCAGGAGCCTTTTGAGGGACTGAAATAACTGCCGTGTCGTGAGGGCGAAAGTATTCGTCTTCAACCAAATCTGGATGGTTTATCGACAAATAAGAGTAAATAGGTTCATTCTTTCCCACGCGGATTCGTCGAATGTAATGGTCATTGTGCCACGCATGAATGCCACTAGAGGTTCCGAGTGTAAGGGATGTGGTGCCTGCTGGCTTTACACAAGTTGTGCGGCTGGCTGCCTTGATGCCAATCATTTTTGCGACTCGTTGGTTTTCTTTTTTAACCACGCTCGCAGCTTTACCCATATTGAGGCCCAGGACTTTACCAGATGCGATGCCTGTCATAGAGACGCCAATTAGGCCATCTTTTTCGGTGTGACGCTGCCAGATGTCTCGCAGATAATGGAAATCCGTGTAGCCAGCTTGTAACGTGGCAACAAAGGCAGCAGCTTTGGCGCGGTTTTCATATTCTTCCTGGGTTTTTACATCACTAACATTAACCTCTGTAAGGTTGCAGAATTGATAAGGGCGCAGGGCGATTTCACAGCAAGGATTAGTGCCCCAATCTTTATCGTTAGTTAAATAAAAACCGGGCTCTCCGCAACCAGAAGCTTTGACGCGGTCCCATAACTCCGCAAAGTATTCTTTAGTCATTCGGTGGCGCATAAGGACGATCGAGTTGTTGGCGCGGCCTCTTTGGGGGTTTTTCTCCCACCAATTACCCGTTTTTGCAGCGAGCATTTCTTCATCGTCGGCACTAAAAAGAGAAATAAGAGCAGCGCGACGAATGCCACCGGCAAGTACAGCGTCCGCAACATGACATACAATATCGTGAACTTCCACGGGCTCCAATTTATCGCCGTTCTCTTTTGATTCAAGTATTCCCTCGATTTTCAACAAGCATTCTTTGAGAGGCTGTGGGCCAGGGGCTTTGCCTCCAGAAGTAACTAACCTGGAACCCTTGGGGCGAATATCAGAAAAATCAAATCTTAACCTGGAGCCGCCGTTGAAGTAAGTACGAACCAGGGCCTTCACCGAATCAGCCCATCCTTCAATAGAATCCCCAATCAAGTAGCGTTTAGATCTCTTTGAACTTGGCTTTTGAATCTCGGGAAGCTGTTCGACATGATGCTTCTGAACTGAATACCCTACGCCTGTGCCGCCTAATAGGAGAAACATAACTTCTGAGAAGGAATGCCAGTCGTCGATAGGCAAATAAGCGCAGTTATAAATACGATTGGGGGCCACCTCGATAGGTTTTCCTCCAAACTGCATCGAGCGCATAGATGGCAGAATCTTCTTATCATAAACGAACTTGTATGCAGCATTAATTTCATCCTTCAATTCGGGATATTTCTTAATATGCATCTTCTTGTTGCGATTAACAAGTTCTTTCCACGTCTCCCGACGTTCCTTCTTGGGAAGGTAGCGGGCATATTTCATATGCACAGTGATGTCTGATAAGATCTGATTAGGGGTTAGCATTTTTGTTTTTTCCTTCTTGTTGAGTCGTGTTAAAATCTTTCTTGCTCTTCTGATATATCTCTACAAACTTGTTGACAGGTTTCTTCTCATCAGAAACGATTGGAGCATCTAATATTTTAATCTTAACTCTGGATGTGTCCATGAAAATAGGGAAAACGAGGCCGTCAGGGCCGTTCCTGTTCTTGGCCACAAAGATGCGGCCTTGATTGGTGTTCTTGTCTTCTATGGTACGTGAAACGGAAAATATCATATCTGCAACAAAACATTTACTGAACGCCTCTGAGATGGATTCCATTGTGATCACCTCGGCGTTTAAACCTGACCTATTGGTTTGGGAAGCTGTCCACACGGGACATTCGAATTCTTGTGCTAAAGCACGTAGTCCTTCATAAATAGACTCTAACTCGTTCCTTTTCTCCCTATAAGTTCCTACTGGTTTGAGCAGATCACCGTAATCTACTATAATCATTCCGATTTTCGTATTATTTTTTTGTAATTTTTCTATATGAGCCTTCAAAGTATTAACTGTTGCAGACTTAGTTGGGTACTCTTTGATAATTAATCGACCTTCAACATCTTTAATGGAATCGTATACCATATCTTTCATAGAGTGAAGATCACCAAGACGGACGCCGCTAATGCAACTATCATAACGCAAGCCGGTTACCTCTTCAGAAAGCTCCAGTGTGTAGTGAACCACGTTGTGGCCTGCTTTCACTGCCTCTGATCCAAGATGGGCTAAGACCATTGATTTGCCTGCGCCCGTTGGCGCGATGACGACTCCTAGTTCCCCCTTACCAATTCCATTCTTAGTAAGTCCGTCTAACTTTTCCCATCCCGTCGATACAGGATTCCTGGCACGTAGCTCATAGCGAAGCTCAAAGTCCTTCTGGAAGTCATGGCCATAATCGCTGTCGAGACCCAAATTCAATGCAGTGTCAATAAGTTTTCTTATCTCATCATACGATGAGTTCTGAAGGAGGTTTACAGACTTTAAGATGGCTTCTTTTAGCTTCTGCTTCTTGCAGAAGTCTAAAGCAGTGCTCTTGATGTATTCACTATCGTTAGAGGCTCGGACAATAGATCGTGCGAAATATCTACGCACCTGTTCTCGGGTAGCCTCTGTCTCATCATCAAGCTCGGTACGAATAATAGAGTCAAATATTTGTGAAGTGGGGTGAACCTTATACTTCTGTCGATATTCAAATATCTTCGATACAAAGACCTTAAGATAATTCAACTCAAAAAAGTTAACGTCAAGAACTTCTTCAATCTGCTCTGAGAATGGCCTATCTTCCAGAATCAGATAGGCTAATACCTCTTGAAAGTTCTTGCCGTATTTAGAGAAACTTATGTTTTCTTTTTGCATTATTGTTCCATATGTGTCTTTCCATTATAGCAAGTTGACTCTTACTTATCAACCGAAATCCGATTAAAAATCTGGTAAAGATCGATCCAGTTAAACTCTCCGAACCCATCTTGAATCATCATCTTCTTTATCTCAGTCTTGTTAAAAGAAACATCGCAATTTTGGATCGCTTCTTTCAAGTATAGCTTGCCTTGGACGCTGATGCTGGGGCTGTATAACTGCATCATTTTATAATTCTCTCTTATCAGGTCGGCTCCTTCAATGATATTAGAATAAGCTCGGGCCTTAGAATTCGCATTTTCACAATGTTTTACAATGTCGTTCACTGTGTAAGATTTCTCTTCCGATAGGAAAGGAAATCTATTGGCCACCGTTGTGAGGCCCACGCCTGCAATCCCAGGAAGATTATCGCTCTTATCTCCTACAATGGCCCGAGCAAGGGCCATATTCTGAGGGTGTATCTTGTGGTTGATCAAGATGTCCTTCTCATTAAGAAGTTGCTTCTGAATCGGGCGATACAGAATCGTCTCCGAAGTAAGAAGCTGAAAGAAATCCTTATCGCTTGAAACGATAATTTTCTGCCAACCCTTCAAATGAGGTGAGCTAGCCACATAAGATACAATGTCATCCGCTTCGACCGAGGGGAGAAGTAGTTGGCACACAGGCATAGAATTAAAATATTCCATCAGTCGAATCTGTTGCCATTTTCTGTTCTCTTCCTTCGCCTCGGGGGATAAGAACGAACTATCCCAGTTTACCTTGGCTGGTTTTCTTCCTTCTTTATAATTCTTGTTAATTGAGCGACGACGTTGCGAACCGCCTGGGCCGTCCCAACATATGAATACCCTGTTGGGCTGTGTCTCTCTCATAAGCTTTTGTAATATTTTTAAAGAACCCTTTAGTCCTCCGATGGGGTGTCCATTCACAGACAACGAGGGGTCAACTATCCACGCACGATAGAACATATTAAACATATCTATCACCAGACAACGATCTTTTTTCACTTTAACCTCTTAGGCTCGGGTAGTCAGAGTTTTAATCTTTTTAATCCTAAAAGCATATACGCCATCAATTGACAGGGCCTGATCAACAAGTTTCGCGACATAAACCTTGATTTGTTGAGTCGTGTTAAAGAACTTGATTTTAGTTAAAACCGTGTTCTTCCTGTCTGTTATCTTCTCCGATGGTTCTGAATTAACGATGATGATGCCACACAGTGAACGGACTTGGTCGAGGATGTCTGAGACTTTGAATTCAGAGTCATAATGAATCTCGACAAGCGCTTTGTGACCGGCTTCTTCTAGTTGTTCTTTGACCAAGCGGCGTAGATTAATAATTGATTGCATATTGCTATAATTAGTGTTTTTTCTTCTTAAATTTCTTTTTCTTTTTATTATTCTTTGGTGGAACGGGGCGTGCAACTTTTACTTTGTTGATAGGCTTCCGAACTACCGTGCGGTTTCCCTGGTAATAATAACGATTAATTGTAATATTACGACGGTTCTTGCGGTTGGGACGCCATTTCCTTCCGTAGCGGTTGGGAAGTGGACGCCAATCTCGATATACTACCGTTGGCGCATAAGCGGGGATACGATAGGGTACGTATGAATACGAGCTTGGAATAGCATCCGTATAAACAATCTTTTCAGGGTATACGACACCCGTTTCCAAATGACAAGCAGGGGTCAAAAAGATCCCACCACTTAACATAATATATAACACACAAACACTCATTTTATTCTCCTTTTGAATCGACCTTTTCCATTTTTCGGTCATACTTTTTGACGATTTCATCGTCCATTAATTCAAGAACTCTTTGACGAAACTTTTCATTTTGTAACTTTTTAGGCCACGTCTTGCTTTGAAATTTTTCTGATGATCCGTCTTTGTACATTAATGTGTACCAGGCTCCTGATTGGACAATGTTATCGGAACCCATTAAGGCGTGTAACCAACTTTCTTCATCTTGGATTCCAGGTTTTTGTCCAGTAAATAGTATGTTAAAGTGGCATTTTCTCCCTGTTGTTCCAAAACGTGATTTCTCAAGTTTTACCTGCACTTGATAACCAATCCTGTCATCGCCGTCCATAATAAAGGAGGACTTAGACTTTCGGCCAGTCAACCATATTCGCAAAGAATATGCATAATGCATTGCTTTTCCGCCAGGAGTAACCCAAGGATTGGTCATTACCTCAATTCTCTGGGCAGGATTAGAAGCAATATTGGTTTTAAGCTGATTCAAAACCAAAAAGGTTGACTGCGTGTTCGCAATCGGAACTGTCAACTTTGACATCCCTTTAGCCAAGATCCGAGCTTTTACAGCCATAGAGGATTGAGGATTGAAATCCCCCTCAACGTCTGAGATGGCTGGCGTCAGTGCCAAAGAATCCCAAATAAAGAGCATCTGGCCCTCGTTGGATCCTAAAAGTTCTTCAATGGTTTCAAGAACCATCTCCACAGAGGTGGCCTGAACATATAAACAATGGTCAAGGTCAACACCTAAGCTTTCTAAATAACCAGGGTCAATAGCAGATTCAGAATCAAAATAAACTACATCAATGCCCATCTTTTGAGCACTTGTGGCGACTTGGGCTGCCATCCAAGATTTTCCAGCGCCTTCTAGCCCAGCAATTTCTGTAATTTTGCCAACCGGGATTCCTGCTTTTTTGCCGCGACATATGATAGAGTCCAAATAGCGGGAGCCAGTGGGGATCCACTGCTTTACTGCCGTGGGATTGTCTTTCGTCAAGTCGTGTGCGACGTTCATTCCAACTTTTTTATTGATTAAGTTTCTCATCTCGGTTAGGCTTAATCGACCTATTTTGGTTGCTTTTTTGGTCATTCTAAATCCTTTGTGTGTGAAATGGGGCACCTGTAACCCGTGCCCCCCTGCGGTGAAAAAGCTATTCTAAGAGGACAGCAGTATTGCGAAGCTTAACGATTTTCCGCTTATAGTTCACAGTACATCCGCCAGGGACTCTAGAGTTGCGGTATTCCATAATAATACCGTGAGCCAGAGACTCACCGTGCTTATGGTGTATGCGGCCTCCTTTGGTTTTATAATCTGTTGCTGCAACGTATTGAGTACGCATTGAAACATAATTTAAAAACCAGTCCTTGAAATCTTTTTCAATTTTTGAACCATCACTGAAGCTAGGGTGAACTTTAAATAAGATAGCTACAGCTTCTAACAACTCGCCCTGAATCTTTTCATCATCAGCCCAAGTTTTGCTTAGCAAGCTTGCTGCCATACTGACATTCGACTCGCCGTGCTTGTAGGACTTTATAAAAGACCCAACTGTAGTTCTCTTGGCTTGTGAACAACCCACGGTCCCATATTCATCAGGGGAGCCGTAAACACTAAGCCCACACCGTCTCAAGGCTAAAGCAGTTGCAACGGCGGTGGCATCCTCTGCCAGCACCTTGTGTACAAAAACTTCATCTTTGGTCGCCGTTTTTCTACTTTCCCAGTTGATCTGAGCGAAGAGCCTGTGATACTCTTGCTCTGATTCTACTTCGATTCTAAAGCATGGTATGCTTTCTTTATCAGGAAAAGTTATGCGAAACATCGCACGGCGATGGTCTCCATCTAGAAGATATTCTCTCCTATCAGGAAATACGGCGATAAGAGGAGGCGTAAACTTTTTCCAGTCAAAGCCATTCTTAAGTAGCTTTTTGACGTGTGACGCCTTGGTCTCTCGATTGACAAGACTTTTGATGTTCACATCAATCTCGCCATACCATCCAGGTTTACCAAGTTCTTTAACTTCAGCGGGGAACATAGCGTTCCCGATTAATTCTACAGACATTTTATTTTCTCCTTATATTAAAATATCAAAATTTAAAGTTTCGGGCCAATATGGACTTAATCCAGGCACTTTAAACCTGGAGGACACCTGTATCGCCGTGCCCTCCCTGCGCGTCAAGGGTTATTCGCCCTCGATCTCAATCACTTCAACCTCAAAAGTGAGGTCTTCACCTGCCAAGGGATGATTGTGGTCTAAGACCACAGACTCGTCGGCGTGTGAAACAATGGTGGCCATTGCAGGTTGCCCAGTAGGCGTTGTCCCGTGTACCATTCCTCCCACAGTGAAAGTAAAGTCAGGTGGGAAGACAGTCTTAGGATACTCTTTGATAGCTTCGGGATTTACAGATCCGTATGCTTCACCAGAAGGGACGGTAAACGTTTTTACTTCACCGAGGCCCATTCCCTGAACAGCGCTATCGAACCCTTTAATCATCTGTCCTGTACCAACTTGAAATTCAATGGGTTCTCCCCTACTTTTTGAATTATCAAATTCAGTGCCATCAGTCAATGTGCCTTTATAATGGACCTTCACATTATGTCCCTCTTTAATCATACTCATTTAAAATCCTTGTTTTGTTTAAAAAGACGAGGCACCTGTAAACCCGTGCCTCCCTGCGGTTTTAAAATTACCAGTTCACGCCAGCAGTAGCCGCACATCGCCAAAATCCATTTACATCTGGAATAAAGGTAAGGTGAATAGGCAGGCTGAACCGCCCGACTGCTGCTGTGTATCCAATCGCGCTAATGAGATGAATATATTTATCGTCATCGGCGGGATCAACAGGGGAAATATTTGTACCAACAGCCACTTGGAGACGGTCAGCAAATTCAAAACCCACCAACAAGCTAAGTGATGGAGAGAAGACGCTTTGATCCAAGCCGCCTACAGAGATATTCTCCACAAATAAAATGTCCAGCCATTCGCCCCCATCCAGGGTTTGTTGCATTTCATATCCCAAGAGGAACGAGTGAGGACTGCTTAGGCTCTCAACTTGTTCTCCCTTGTTCAAATAAGAATAACCAAAGCGGACGCCATAACGGCTTTTCCATTCGCTTTCTGTCTTATCGGGGGGAGGTTGAGGCTGCGCTTGAGCGTATGTAGGTATGGTAGTACCAATAATCAGCATACATAATACAATTTTCTTAATCATTATTCTTTCCTTTTTAAAAAAATAAGGCATCTGTAACCCCATGCCTTCCTGCGGACAGACTATTATTCCTGCATCAATTCGTCAAATTTACTGTCGATGGCATCTCCACCATATTTTTGACTTTCCGTAGAAACTTCTTCTACATCATCGTCACTCAACTGGCTTGCGATGAACTCATCCAACATTCCTTGAACGTCTTGAGGCGATTTCTTTTCGAAAACAGTATCGAAATCAGGAATGGTAGTTAAGGCCTCAGAGATCTTTTCATCATCATCAAAAAGCTTGGAAGTTTTTCGACGTGGGGTGATAGAGGTCTGAGGGAATTGAGCACCAGGAGGCTTTCCGTACTTGATAACCAGATCAGTTCCTTCATCGGTATCAGTAATGTCGCCATAATCAGGATTAAGAACCAGGTTTAAAAGCTCTTGATAGGCCATCTTTCCGAATCCCCAAATACGGACGCCCTGGTCTTCTTCTCCGCGAACAACCACTGGGGAGAAGAAGCGTTGTCGGGCCGAGAGGTTCTTGGCCATCTTAATGCTGTCGTCGTCGCCGTTGCGGTAGAGATCGCGGACATAGTTGTCCAATGGGCAGTCCTCACCAAAGTTTTTCTTTGGGCTAAGAAAGCCGGGGTTGTTTCCTAAATTATAGTGAAACCAATATTCTTTGAACGGGTCACCGTCTGGGGTCGGGACAATACGGATCACTTGTTCACCGTCTTGAGGACGCCAAAAGGCACTCTTCTTGTTTCCATTTCCTTGCAGATTTTCGAGTTTCTGCTTCATTTTGTCCATATTAATAGCCATTATATTCTCCTTTTGAATTTAGCTAAAGTAAGCTCAGCAAATTTTCCGAGCTTCTCAATAAAATAAAACACCGAATCACGATATTCTTCGTAACTCTGGCGATCATGAATAAACATATTATACCGCCTGTGACTTAAGAGTCAATAGGATTTTCTCTATTCTTGAATAAAACTTGCATTAGAAACCAAATAGACGTAATCGTTCTCATACTCAGTGGAATAAATTCCATAAGTTACACTAATTTCTTTATTATCTATTTTAGATTTTATCTGTTGCACTATCTTTTTATGGAGAGCCTTGTCTTCCCTTAAGCTTTCCTCATTTATTGCATAATAATATAGCTTTTCTCGCGGAAACTTCAAGGGGAAAAATAAGCTTTCTTCGCCAGTCTCTAAATTGACCATTCCGAAAGTCGAAATGCGACAAACCGGGCTAAGGTCTTCAAAATTCGATGTCACTGGGTCCGTGTGTTCAAAAATGTTGGTCATATGCATAGCAGAAACCAAAAAATCATTAATCTTATCGTGATACTCTGTAATAGATACATCACCCAGGATGGTCTCAATGGCCGTATTTTTAACGAGGTATATTCGCTCCAAAATAGCTGATCGAGCATATTGTTGCAAAACACCGTATACCAGACGTTCCTGCATTTTGGCTGTCTTGGCCAGTAGATCTGTATCAGGCTGAATATACAGGATGCTTATCTTCTTTTCTCTTAATTGTTGTAAAAGACGCAAGGCAGCACCAGATATTTTGCCGCCTCCTCCTATAATAAAGAGGATATCTTCTCCTGATTCTTCGATCATATCATCTAAGAAAGGACAGTGTTCCTCATAAGCTTCAGGAGAGGATTGCTTGGGGATTAGTTTAAAATCCTTGTTAAGCCAATCAAATGCTCGTCGCTCTGAATCTATTTTTATAATCTTATATTGCGGATAGTCTGCAAATTTTTCCGCAATATTACACCCGGCGCTGCCGAGTCCAATAACAGTATCCATTTAAACCTCTATTCGCCACATACTTCTGAATCGATAATTTCCATTAGATTGTTGTACATCTCAGTAGAACTGTGAAGCAATTGAAACCACTTACCACCGGAAGCTATAGAAAGAGGCTCCCAGCCAGTTGCTCCGTAGGGCATCGAAGAGTTTTTGCTGCCCTTCGTGCTGAAGGTGTATATAGTGGTGTCTGGGGCGGTTGCAATCATATTTAATAATATATCTTGTGTTACTCCATCTTCGTTGGTGTTCCACGTTCCTTTAAGGACTGTTGATTTTGGAAGCATATAGGTTTGTCCGTGTTCGTCGGAAAACACGATTAGCACTCTTTTGGCATTAGGTCGCCAAGAGAGTTTAAAGTTTTCCAGTTTAGGTTTTGACTCTTTAATCGCGTTCCCCACCATCGTGGCCCAAGTCAACTCATCAAGCTGCCAAGGTTCCGATGATGAAAGGTCTAGCAAAGATAGATATACTGCATCATACAACATTTCGAACTGACCGTTCATAGAATCTTTGTCTAATGACGAAAAACTATACATAAAATCTTCAAAAGAAGCCAGGTCGCTTACAATCTCCAAGTAATTTAATTGGCCCCAGTCATTAGGTGTGCGGGGACCAACTATAAGCCCCCATTGAATAACTTCTTCATCTGAATAGTTCTTGGCGAATTCATTAAGAGCAATCAAAACGGCTTCTATCTCAGATCCCATAGATCCAGACCAATCGACAATAAACAAAATGTCGGTATCCTGCATTTCTTTATCCTGGTCCACTTTTCCATCGCAGTCTTCATCTTCTCCATTGCACTCGTCGTCAGGCAATGGAGTCACTTGACCCTTGCAGTATCCTAAGACAAAATATCCATCATCCGTATAATTTCCCCACTGCCCTTGTTTACAAGTTACTGATCCGCCTATGCAAATACCCACGTTAAGAGTCTGAGGTGGCCCTGTGTAACAAAAATCATATAAGTCTTCATCCACCAGTTGATTGCAATTATCATCATGGTTGTTGCACATTTCATAAGGCAATGGGTCGCCGCCATAAATATCGCAATTAGGATCGTTAGCATCTATCCAGTAGCAAGGGGCATAACAAGGAGTAAATCCTAAAGATGTACAATCAGCGTTTTTGCATTCGCAAGATTTATATCCTGAACCGCATAGGAGAGGTGATTCTTCGCAAGGAAAAAGAGTTCCAATTTGTTGTATGGTACATAGACAGTCCAGACCTTCATCAATTTGGCCGTCACAATCGTTGTCGATGCCGTCACACATTTCGGGTTGTGGCTGTTTGGCAGTACAGGAAACCCAATCCCCTTCGACACAAGTTTCATAGCCGCCTTCACATATTGTGGAACAAGGCCGAACTAAATCTTCATCGACGACGCCGTCGCAATCGTTATCAACGCCATCGCACACGTCTAGAGGTTCAATGCCACATTCTCCGCAGGCGTTAAGCTGGTCTTCGTCTATCTCTCCGTCGCAGTCGTTGTCGAGGCCGTCACAAACTTCTTCCACGCAGTCGGTTTCACATTGACCTTCTTTGATGTGTCCCTTGTCACAATAAATCTTTTTGGTTCCAGGTAACCCGTTATCAGTTGTGCAAGGTTCTTCGCCCATATGAAAATTACTGGGGTTGCATTCCAAGAACTCCTCACATTCACTAATGTATAGAACTTCTGGCGGATCTTTGCAAATATCCTTCAACACTTCAACTCGGAACAAAGGACCACTTACTCCAGGGCAGAAATAATATTCTGTACGATAACAATCAAGCTTGTACTGCTCAGAAGGGACCACTGACTTGGGTTCCTCGTTTTGAGCTTGAGGGACATCAGTGGTCATATCTAGCACAGGCGTAGCAAGCATGGTATCCCCGCAAGAGGTTATTGCGAGGATCGACAAGATGATGATCCCTTTTAATAATGCGCCCATATGTTGTAACTAGTGCTACAAATCCATTTTTCTCATAGTCCCGTAATCTCTTCCTAAAGATATGTTAGTCTTGTAAAACCCCAATTTCGTTTGGGAAAATAGATTATGAAGGTCAGAAATTAAATCTTTGTCCTCTGTAGCGAAGTCAATCACCAAGGAGTCGTGCATACAAAAAGAGATGTAGGATTTGCGGTCTTCAAACAATTTAGAAACCTCGACCATCTGGTAAAGAAATAGATCACTGGTGGTGGACTGAATCAAATAATTGAGCGCATTTTTGCGTTCACACTCCATCACGCGGCCAAACGGATTGGCAACCTTGCCATCTCTCCAATATTTATCCACGAGAGCCTCTTTGTCAAACATCTTCTGTAATTTGTAATTCTCAGCTTCAGAGTTGTAAAGCCAAGCGAATGTTTTAACTTTAGATTCCTCACGAGTAATGGAATTATTAAAAACGTTTTTAACAATCCATTTGTGAATGTCTCCCTCTGGTTGTGGAACATTTGACAAGGCCAGGAGCGTTCGAAGCTCGGCGGCATTGTAGTCAAACTCCACAAAACGATCGTTATTCGGCTTCAAGATGCGGCGATAACTCTTAGGAAAAGTAAGAATTGGGAAGCTTTTCTTATTCACTGTGAGGCGGCCTGTTACGGTCCCAAAGATATTATATGTGATATAAGGAGCCGTCTTCTTGAGCTTTTTGTAAAATGCCTTGGTCTTGGCACTGTTGGGAAACGAGGAGAATTGGGAATAATCCACGTTTAACTTGCGATAGCGTATATCGTGCATGACCGAGGAAAGAGACACCAAAAAATCGTAATTTTGAGGTCGGTCATATGTCTCGGACACATACTTGGTGATTTTGTTTCGAGTCGAATAATATTCCAACAAGAAACGTTCAGGAATCAAGTCGTAAAAACACACTTCGTTAAGATTAATTCTGGCCAGTTCTAGAGATCGTAAATAACCCTTTAGTTTCCTAGCAGATCGTTCGTATTCCTCTTTCAAGGATTCGGGGCACACCTCTGAAAGCCTCTTGCCTTCTGTATAAAGAGACACGAACTCGACAGGTTCTTTGATATATGGAACATATGACCACGTATGAGTTAAGTCGTGGGGTGTCTCTTCAAAGAACAGCCTACCATCCACATAAAACCCGACGCATTCGTTTTTAGAGTCCAGTGTTTGAAATATCAATTTTCACCGTATTACTTATTACTGATTTAACTGCGCCTGCGAATTCGCAGCGTGGTTCGACTAAAGGTCTTTTTATTTATTAAGTCAACTGTTTTAGTTAAACCGTGTATATTGTAATAAGTATAGAGAGTTTTGACTGATTTGTCAAGCTCTTTTAAACTTATGGCCTCGCGAGAAAGCTCTGCTCTCTTGAGATAAACATAAAATCGCAACCAAAACAAGTCGCCATAATTTTTAATATAAGCGCTATTAGGGTTTAAAGAGCCGTTAGAATAAAAGGCATCTTTCAAGGGTTTACGTGGAATAATTTTGGTCTTTACTTGTCGGCGGCCACCGCAGCGCTGGTCCACCGGGAGACGCACTTCGGGGAAAGTTTCGATAAAAGAATTATAAAATCCAGCCAGATGAATGCGAAGCATATCTATATCTTCTCGGTGAGGTTGCGTGAAAGCAAAAGTAAAGATCTGGTCTAAGTTGTTGTTTTCTCCAAAAAAGCCATTAAGCTTTTGTTTCTTAAGCATATAAGGATGATTTAGATTGGCCACCAAGCGCCAAGGAATATTTTTATCCACCAAGAATCCATGATTTTGCGCTAATTTTCGGTACAGTTCAAAATTAGAGTCACTTAAACAGTCTAAAAACTTACTTAAATCATCATCAGAATCGCCTTCATATACATCGATTATCATACCATTAGAAGCGGCAGGGCAAGTAGAAGACAAGACAAAGGTAGAGAAAGTTATAGGAGATCCGGCAGTGGTTAACTGCGTAAACTTGTAAAATGCATTCAAAAAAGTAGAGAAATCCACGACTTTTCTGTTTTCCTCAGTGTCGATTCGCAAATACCCATTCACAAAAGCGTCAAAAATTCCTGATATCCATTCTGCATACGCATCGCGGGCAGAAAGCCAACCATTGACCGCTTCGAGCGGATAAAGAACCGAACTGTCACTTACAGCGGAGGTTCCTCCTTGTTGCCTTAAACGAGCAAAAGAATCCGACATATCATCAAATGCGTCAGCAACAAAATTAAGAGCCAGCGGATTGGAGCCTTCTTGGGCAGAGGTTACAGCCCTTAAAACATTTTCGTTGCAAATAATTGGCATTCCTTTTTTATTGATGCGACCATAAAAATTTTCCTTATTCCAATAATCAATGAGGTTATCATTTCCTAGAATAAATTCGTTGAAAACGTCGTCGCGATAGAACTTTCTTTCTTCAAACAAATCAGAAGTTGAACCCTCAGTCCCGTTAGCGCCAGGAGGGTCAACAAATGGATTGCGGGAAGGTTGGTTTGGATTGTCTGTATATGTGTTTTTTTCGTAGCTCATTTAATTTTACTCTCTATCGAACGAATATACAAAATAGTGTTCGTCGTTCATATCTGCTTCATATGGCTTGAGGCGGCCTGCGTCATATGCTTGGATGGCCAATTCCACAAGGTTTTGTTCACCCTTGGATGTTTTCTTGTGACCCGTTCCTGTGGCCCATTCTTTATCATTAAAATCTTCATAAGCATCGCCGGAGGAAGCCGATGCTTTTTTATCATTTACTTTTTTGTTTTGCTTCTTCCATTGTGAATAGATTTCTTGTACCTGAGTTTCGACGTTGCTGTCGCCTGAGCCCAATATTCTAAGCAACTCATGATACTGACTTTGCGTTACTCGTCCTGCTGCGAAGGCGCTGGCACTTGCTCTCATTATTGTAGATGTTTCGGCGCTGATGTCCACTGCTGGTCCTGTGATCGCTGTTTGTCGAGTTGCGTCGTTGGCCACCTGCTCAAGGCGGGCAGACCCTTTCTTGTTAAAAACGTGTCTGAGGAAAACTAGTTCCATAGTTGTTGTATAATCACCATCAGTAATCTCGTGATCGATTTTAACAACTGTGTAATATCCTCCGATGTAGAGTTCTGCCGCCAAAGCGCTATCGAAACCGAGGCCCATTGGATCGATAAAAACAATGCTACCAGGCTTGAATAAATTATTGCCAACCATATCAATAGATAAGTTATAGAGGTTGCCGCCTGATATGTCTCGGCCTAAATCACCTTGACCATTTATGCGGCTTTCTGCTAAGTAAGGGGCATCTATTTTTGAAAAAGACCACCCTTTTACCAGACCATCTCTAGAAGCAAGGGCGAGCCAGTAAACACCATTATTAAAATCTCTTTGTTGATTGGGCTCTTTTGATCCCATCAACCATTCATTGCCAATCACGTCCATTCTGCACAATACAAACGTATAAGAACCTCTGATGTCTCCTTCGTTCATAAACTTTTGATCGCTTTGCGATCCAATGATTTGGTCTGCATTCGATAAAGGGAACATAAGGGGTTTTCCTTTTTCTCCTGGCATTGTTGATAAGGGGTTTTTGATATGCATAGACCCATCTTGGCCAGGACCTTTTCCTTTACCAGAATTGTGACCTTTGGCATGAACAATTTCAATTTTAGGAACAAACCGCAAATTAGTTCCAGATTCCTTATCAAATTTACGCAGAGTTTCGGGAATAATTTGTGTAAAAATATCATGAACAAAATCTAAAATAGTGTAGTTTTTTAACTCTTTTCCAATGATATTCTTGTCTAAAAATTCAAAAGCAGTCTCAATATCAACAGGAAAGTTTACTATATTCACGAGTTTGTTGGTCGCGTGCTCTTGAGAGGATGGGTCGCCTCCGACGCAAGGATTAAAAGCCGGCATTGTTCCAAAAACCATGTTTGGAAATCCAACGTCCCCTCTTCTTAACCCATTGGACTTTAAAAGTTCACAAGCGGCGTCAATCAAGTCTCCCACATAAAGATAATTTAGAATTGCTGTTTGACCCATAAAACCCTCTTTTGCCAATGCGGCGAGGGCTGCTTTAGCTAGGGGGCCATCCGAAGGATCAATATAGGTTCCTTCGGACGATACATCATCCGTTTTAAGAGAGGGTGCTTTGTCCCCTTCTGCCCTGGCTGACTTGGGAACTGCGCGGCCTTTGATGGCATCAATCGCGCCTTTGAGGCGACGCTTGTTACTATACGTCATCGAACCTTTGTTTATTGCTGCAAAAGTGCCCGGTGTCAATATCGCATTCCAATTGTCCATTCCTTTGTCGCCCTTGAGATTGAATTTTTTGAACGCAGCCTCGCCATAATTAAGATCTGGACATAAAATCTCCCATATTTGATATTCTGGATAATATAGTTCGCGTGGTATTCTCAGCGTCCTTATCGCTTTGCTGGCTTGGATGTTTTCTATTAATCGTTTTCCTGACATACTGATAACAGCAGTCTTTAAAGCATTCCGTTTTTCCTCCAGAACTTTTAGTTTCCCTTCAGGACCGGAAGTGTCGCGACCGATTCTTTTTTGTTGAGCATTTTTTCTAGCCAAGTCGCTTCGCATGCTTTTTAACCTAGCTTCATCAGATTTTTTCCAATTAAGACTTTGCAGTGCCTGTTGCATATTCGGTGTAAGAAGATTACTAGCGCCGCTTTGGTCTTGTGTTGTAAACAAAGAAGATTGATATTCAATTTTCAAGTCGCAACTGCCATCGTCATTAAAAGAAAATTCGTGAGCCATCAAATTTAAGTCTAAGCTAACCCTAGATAAATAAATAGCTCCTCTTAACTCGCCTTTATTCTCAAAAGCTTCGTTGTTACTAGGGACAGACCAGCCCAATTGGGCGTGGATTCCAGGTTGCATATTAAAATCAGCTTGGCGGGCTATTAGATCAGAATATTTAAATGCATTACCTGCTCCGTATTTTGCATCACGCAGAAGAGTAAGGCCAGCAATATTAGAAAAAAAGATATTAGCTTCTAGCTTGATAAATTTGTTGGCCGTGATAGGATCAGTGCCTTCAAAAGACCATTTGACACTAGTAACTCCTACATCGGCCCCTCGCGAACGACGGTCGAGAAGCAAATCCTTGAAGCTTAAATCTCCCGTGTTGTCATATATTTGTTCAAGATCAAACGCTCGGTTGTTGAAAGGAAATTCGATAATTTTGCGGTCGGAGCTTTTGGGGTTGTCAGCTATAGGTTGTGATTTGTAGAGCTTAATATAAGGAGTGAGTCTAGAAGCCTCTCCGGTTGTAATATTGAGCAGCGAATGGGCGTTTCTATTGGCGTTAAATTTATTAACAATAGCATCAACTTGAGTTGCCGTTGTATTACTAATTTGAAAAAAGTTTCTGTATGGGCCGGAATTGGGGCCTTGATAACCAGGGTCAGAATTTGATCCCCCATTTCCACCGCCAAGGGCGGTTATCTGAGCGTCTGTCAATTCTGTTTGACCCATAACCATAGAAATATTAGTGTTACCCGAACGAGGATTGCCAAGTTGATCAGGAAATTTATAATATAAAGATAATAGGACTGCTTCTTCGCCGCGAGTGGAAGAGCCCAAGTTTCTGGTATCATGCGGGTCAGCGAATACCGACTGCTTGAACGCAAGGTTGAAATCGTCGCTGACGCTATCGTAGCCTTGGTCTTTGAGGACCTCTCTTCGCCTAAGTGCATTCGCCGCGAGTTTGGTTTTGATCTCCTTAATGTCAGGGGGATCTTCGGATGCAGCATCGAAGCCCAAGAAGCCTAGAGATGTATCGTTGGTTGACATTATTTACACTCCATAATATCCTAAAATCTTTTCAACAGGAAGCGGGACAAGAACTGTCTCGCCCACTTTCATCATGAATTCTGCTGGTTTTTTATTAAACCATCCGATGACCCACCATAAAGTTGGATCACCATAATATTGAGATGCAAGCTTTTGATAGCTACTCCCGACTTTCCATATTACTGTTTCTACCACCAAGTCAGACATTTCCCTTACTGATGGATAGTACAACACAGGAGTTGTGTACATACTAATATAAGGCACATCTCTATCCTCAAAATAACGAGCATAAAGAGGGTCGTCATTATAAAAATAAGATCGTGATTGATATCTTCCGGCTGTACCCATAGTTTGTTTTCCTTTATTTATTCTGTATCAGTTTAACTGATGCCAAGGATGTCGTTCGTAACCGACTGTTCGTATCCACCTCTAATATCGTGTCCGAAGAGGTCTCCAAGCTGATCCATTGCCCCTAATGCCTGCCTTCTGTTAAATTCTTCACTTGTTAATACACCAATTCCTTCAGAGGGAGGTTGTTCTATTTTTGATTCATAAGGAAATCCAGCAAATTCTCCCTTTACGTTTCCTAGTTCATCAAACCCCATATTAAAATCGTGAAGAGGATTGAAAGTCAAGCTAATTTCAATAGTTTTGGGCCGATACATGGTCGAAACATTCCCCCCAGCAAAAGATTGGCCACTATCTCCAATAAACATTCCGTCTTCTAGAACAGGGGTAAACGTTAGCGCGGGTATCACTCCTTTGAGCATAGCATTTTCTTGCCAAGCGCCTTGAATAAGATTTCCAAAGCGAATACCAAACATAGGAGGTGCGGTGATAATTGAGGTATTTCTTCCCTTACTAGCATCGGTATCGATGGAAGCATAGTTTGGATACATTGATCGAATCAAGGCCGAAATAGACGACAGATAAAAGGCTGCTTCGGCCTCATCTTTTGACGGACAAACAAAAGAAAGTGAAATAACACGTTGTGTGTTTTGAAAAGTGTTGATAGGATCCATTCTACCATATACACTCTGCTGGTTAAAGTTAGATGTGTATTCATCACTAAAACTTGTAAGATAGCCAGGAAAAAAATAATCTTTTGAAACATAACTAAACCGGCCTCCAACACTGTAGGCGTTGTTCGTGGCCTTTAAATCTCTTATTTGAATATAAGCATTGTCTACAATTTCTGGTGGTTTGAGTGACATTTAGTTTAACCTCGCATCAAGTTTTCTATTAATTTCTGGCATTAAATCGTCGATAATGCCCTTGGCTAAGATCTTTCGACCTGCTGCATCCATCGCCAAAACAACAGGCTGTTGTGTGCCGCCTGAAGGCGTAGATCCTGAAGAGTCTCCTCCTCCAAACGCACCAGCAAGTTTTTCCAAGACTCCTCGGAGTGATCCGGCCTCGGCTGCATCATTAGCAGAATCAAGAAAGTCTGCTGCGTTTTCCAACAACGTTTCAGCTTGTTCAACAGCAGTAACATCGAGACCGGCAGTGCTCTCTATTAGCCTTACTGTCCCATCGATTGCCGCTACAGCATCAGGTCCTAAGTTTTCTAGCTCCGATAAAGAGTCGAACATATAGGAAACCGATAGGCCACCTACAAGCCCTGAAATACCTAATAGCGACATTGCAAATGCTAAGTCTTCGATGGCGTCTGTCAATTGTACGATAGTGTTGATAACACCTGAGTTTTCTTCAACGGCGCTTAGAAGGCTCATAATGCCGCCAGCGCCACCTTCGGGCATAGGAATGTTTGCTATGTTTCTAAATACAGAAGCAATCCCCTCAAGGCCATCTTCATCGATGTCATCAGCGACATCTTCCAGGTGATCTAGGAATCTAATCATCTCAGTAACAGGCGCGGAGCCTGCTTCGGCTGCTTTGCCCATTCCTTCCATCGCTTGTCCTAAAGCTTGCAGGTCTTCGGTTTTTACCGTGAGAAGAGCAACCCCGAGAGCGAGCATACCAATTGCCATTGCGCCTAATCCGAGTGCAGCGATTAACATAAATTTCGCACCGAGAACCAAAGCTGTTGCAAATCCGACAAAAGCAATCATTTTTTCAATATCAATAGCTTCAAACATTTCTGAAAATCCAAGCGCCATAAGCCCCAGAGCGCCGCCAATCAACCCAACGGACAGCGCAATTTTAGCTAAAGGAAGTGCAACGGCAGAGGCAGCAGGCGCTAGGAAGCCAAGAGCGGTGGTAAGTGGTCCTGCTGCTACGCTTATCGCATACATTCCTGCTGCAACAATTGGAAGAAGCAGATAAAGAACTGGGGAGTTGCTTTGGACAGCTAAGTAATAATATAAAGCACCAAATGCCAGCGCGATACCTCCAATCATAAGCGCCGTCTTACCCATACTCATATTCATCGCGGTGGAAGATGCACTGATAGCACCCATTATTCCTGATATTACACTCATAGTTTTAAAAGCAGCGACCGCTGCAATAAGAATTGGAATTAATTCTTTGTTTGTCGTCAGAAACTCTGCTAGTGGTTGAAGAAGGCTCCTTAAAACGCCAACAACTTCCTTAATGAAAGGAGTCATCTTTTTGAACATCTCGGAAAACATTTCTCCAAGTTCTATGCCTTTCCCTATCATCGCATTAAGTCTTTCGTCTTGATCTGCCTTCTTCTTAGCTGCTTCTGTAGCGGCTTTTTGAGCATCTTCTACAGAGCCGATCTCGCCGCTAAACAATTTAGCTGCGGTCTGAGCATCTACGCCTATTGAGTCAGCAATTGCTTTCTTGCCAAAGAAACCAAGATCTTCAAAACTTTTTCCACTTGCGTCCACGCCCTTTCTTAAGACCTTAAGGGCTTCATCGGGGCCTTTAGCAGATGCAGCAACCAGTTCCATACTGTTGATTGTGCCGCCAAGCATAGCGTTTAACTTACCAGCGCTTTCGGCTGCGCCACGGAAAGTGGTGAATTGATCCATCGCTCCAACTAGCTCACTTGTTGATAGGCCAAGTTTATCAGCTACAGCCGCAGTTTTTCTAAAAACCTCGGGGGCTCTTTGTCCAAATGCGGCGAGCTTGGGCATAGTCGCAGCCAAATCAGCAGTAAACTTAGCAATTGGAATTCCTAACTCATCAGCAGCCAAGGCTGTTTTTTTCAACTCTTCTGCTGCTTGTGGTGCTGACATTCCTAATGCTTTCACAGAAGTATCAAGGAACTGAACGCTGGTTGCGCCAGATACGCCCAATCTTTCAAATCCAGCGACGAGTCCGCCAAGCTCTGCTTGAGTCTCGTTAGTAAGCTTCGCAAATCCACCGAAGGCCATAGTTAAGTCCTGAAAAGCTCCGGCAGTATCTTCAATGGAAATACCGACTTGTGTATTTTGACGGTAAGTTTCATCAATAACGTCATTAAATTTGCCGCCAGCCCCTGTTGCTCTGTTAAAGCCAGCCTTTGCTCGGTCAGTCGCTCCCACCATTTGAACGGTGGCTTGCCACAACTGCGTCGTGCCTGCTGCCATAAGATTAGTAGGTTTTAGTGCTTGTCCTATTGCAAAGCCTGTTTGCTTGACCGCGTTGGCGAGTCCTGCCTTTTTAACTTGACCAAAGAAACTTCGCTCATACGCTTTTCCAGATAATCCTAATTGCTGCAAGATAACATCTGTACTTTCTGTGATCTCGTCAAGGGCGTCTGATGCTTGTTTTGTCTTGTCTACAACTTCTCCTCGGGCATCGGCTTCTGCCCTTGCTGCTTCGACAATTTCCTTTTGGTGATGAAGATTCACTTGAATCTCCAATTTTTCATTTTCAGTAAGGTCAGCATTCTGAAGCTTTACCTCGTTTTCCTCTAAGAGTAAATCGTATTTTTCTTGCTCAAGCGCAAGGGTATCCTCGGCGGCTTGGCGGGCAAGCTGCTGATTGGTTAGCTCGGTAACAAGTTCTTTCTGTCTTGCGGAGGCGGTGTTCTGCATATCGCGAAGAATCTTTGCTTCTTCACGCTTGGCGGCCAAAGTATCCCTGGAAAGTTTAGCTATATCTTCCTGATGCTGCTTGATTTCAGCCCAAGCCTTGGGGTCAATCTCAGCGAGGGCAGCGCCTACATCATCCATACCAGATGCAGAACTGCTTCTAACTCCAGATCGACCGCCTTTGCCGCCTCGCTTGAGTTCTTTCAAGATTTCCTGTAATATCCTTTCTGACATTCAAAAGATTCCTATTTAAATGGCCATTTTAAGCCAGTTGCACCTTCAAAGCCTTTAATCGACTTTGCTAGACGTGCTTTGTCGCGAAATGTACGGGCATCACTGAGGCCATATTTTAAATATGAGTCCATATACCTTTTTTCTCTGTAAAGAGCACGACCAAATGCGTCGATTTCTCTTTTGGTTCCGCGAAACTGTGCAGCAATAGGAGTGCCGTTGAACATTTGAGACAACATCCACTTGATCTGACCACCTAATTGGAAAAGAGTCTGCTCAGTGAGTTCTCCTCTCCGATGTGCGCCCAAATCTATAACAATGGACGTTAATTCTTCTTCTTTAATAACTTCTTCCAACGGGCAACCCTCCTAAAGTATTGATTACAAAAATAAATAGTTATATTTACAAAAAAAAAGACCGGATGTGTGATTCCGGCCTTTTATTAGCGCTTCGCTTTTCTTCGAGCTTGTTGGTATTGTTTTTTCTCTTCATCAAATTGCTTCTGAAGTCTTTCCAAAAACCATTTTCTAAGTCCCACAGGCAAGCTGTAAAACTCTGTAAAGCTCCAAGAGCCGTGATACTTCATCAAGAAGGCCATTTCATAAACCTTCTCCATATAGTCACTGCTTAGGCCAAAAAAACTCCGCAGTAAAGGGGACCTCCAATTCTCCGTCGTAACCACATTCATAACAACTAAAATCTTGTGTCATATCGAGGTTAGGAGAGAGCTTGTTATAGGCATTCCTTAAAAAGCGTGAATCACCGGCTGGCATATGATTGACAAAATCATTGATTGTTTTCTTATCGGTAACACCATTAAGAGAAACAGTATACAATCTTATCTGATCTGACAGGGTGCTTTCAGTGGCATTCTTCATCTTTTTCTTTTTTTCTGCTTGACGAGTTAGCCATTTTTCGTCGGCTCCGTTAAGGATACGCATCTCGGCCACCACTTTGGTGCGAGGAAGCGTGACCTTGAAGGTGCCGTTATCGGTAGCTTCAAACTCTAAATCATCGGCAGCGCCAGGTGGGCGAACCTTGTGATTATTAAGATCAAAATTGAAATTGACTTGCGAATAGCAACTGGGACAAGTGACTTTGGTGTTATATTCATTGCCATAGGCCACAATGCGGGATGTAACAAGAATACTATTCTTATCACCTACCAAGAGGGTATCTGCTTTAATCTTTTTATCGACCAAAATGCTCTCAATCAGGCGATCCAGAGCCAAACCTTTTTTAAGTAGAGTTCTGGAGGTTAGGATATCTTCCTCTCTGGCCGTCATATGACGAATCTCGACCGTTTCTTGGTGGTGTAGCGGATGGTCTGTTGCATAAAATTTCCCCTGCGAAGGAAGATCAACAAACTCGGTAGGTACAACAAAATTTAATCCTACAGATCCTTGGCCCAAAGTGGGGCCAGGGCTTGCAGGTGTTGTTGTAGCTGTTTCTGCTGCAATAGCAGGCGCAGGAGTGTCGTCAGGAGGCGTTGGGCCGCCCATACGATCTTTATTATTCCTAGACATAAAACCTCTCTTGTTTTCGGAAATTATAAACTACAAACGTTTAACTGTTAAGCTGTTTATTCTGTTGCGCCGCCAAAAGCTTCACGATTAGGTACTTGCGATTGAGCGTTGTCACCATTAAGTTTTGCGTAGTCATATCGAAGGGTTAGTTCGATTTCAACTAAGTCATCACTTGTGTAATCCAAGTCGCCAAATTTAGCTTCTTTGACCCAAGCATTGTAAAGAATCCATTCTTCAACGAATTCCTGTCCTTGACTCATTGCACCTTGATCGCTAGTATCAGAGAAAGTGTCACCGAGTTGGACGATTCTTACTTGGCCTAAAGCGTTAACAGCTTTTTGCTTAGAAATGGTACGAGTATCGTTGGGACTGCTAGGAGGAGTGTAACCCGAAGCTCGTAAGACATTGTACATGGTTTGAACTGCATCAGGAGAAGCTGGATCGACAAGGGTTACGTTGACTTCAGACCATTCCACCTTGCCGGGATAGTAAAAGTTATGATTAATATATGTGTGAGTTGCCTCGGTAACACTGAAGCTAGGCTTCGTTACTTTCTTGACAACCCATTGTGGAACATCGCCCAAGTATAAAAGCCAGCGATAGCTTCTTTTAGGCTCAGGGGTTCCTAAAGATGAGTCAGACCAAAATGCCATTTTAATAGTTCTCCTATAGTGGTATTGTAAATAGTGGGGACTTTATAAAAGTCCCCCTCTTTTAGTCGTCGAAAGCAGCGCCTGTGTTCGAAATGTTGAAATCAATTGCAATGTATTCAATTGCTCGCGCTGGTTTCAAGAAGATTTTCGCGTACAGAATGTTCCGATCGATCAAATCTGGTGTTGTAGTGGAGTTGTCAAGAACAACCTTGTACTCAGTGAGTCCGAGGCCAGACTGGACACTTCTCAAGAAAGGTTCAACCTTACCAGTGAAGCGGTTCCAAGTTACTTGGACATTTTGATCAAAAAGAATGCCGTTTGCAATTCTAGAAATTTCTTTCTTAAGGAAGATCATCAATCTCCGCACGTTAATCCTGTCCAGTGCAGAAGGCGTGATTTGTAGAGTCTTCTGTCCGAAGACCACAATACCTTCCGATGGGAAACTAGCGATCGGGTTAATGTTAGCTTCATAAAGCGTGTCACGATCCTTAGAAGTTAGCTTCTGTGTGATGCCGACGACGGGAACGCCTGCGGCGCCGCCAGTTAATCCACCTCGGTTAAATCCAGCAGGAGCAAACCAGAGTTCGGATTTGTTTTGCGAATTCGAGATTGTTCCAAGTGCTACAACCGAAGGTGGTGTGTAAACCAGCCGGTCTGCAAGTGGATCAAGAATCTGCACCCAAGGGAAGTATGCCGCACCATAGCTTGAGTCCAAATTGCGATCTTTTAAGTTATTCACTGTAGTTGCTACCGTAGCGTTGTCCACGCGGGTTTTATAGGTCTCAGTGTTTTCAGCAGCAGGTTTATAATCGCCTTCAAGGTCGATAATCGCCAAGGCATCGGCTCTATCTTCACAAGTGTCGATGAGGTGTTGCGTTAGTTTGCTTTGATATATGCCTGGAATTGCGACGGCGTTCATATCAAGCGTTTCAGGATCTGATACGATATCGATACTTTCTTTAATACTGTTATAAGCATAGTTGTTAAGCTCTGTGGCTGAAGTTCCCATACCTGTATTTCGGAAAGGATCTTTTTCGTTAATGTCGAATCCATCGAATCCACCGAAAAGCGGGAGAGTGAAGTTGTTGATATCTGCATCAAGAACGCCAGTGTAAGATCCGGTTGTAGCCGTGTAGGAAGTCCCTGCGCGGCGTGAACCTGAAATGTATTGTCCACCAATTCCATCTGCGCCGCGACGGACGTTGTCGAGAGTAAAGATGTGACTAAACTGTAGTGTTTTGCTTCCAGCCAACGATGCGGCATTTGTAAAGCTGTTAAGTGTGCCTGGTAGTGGCCTTACAATATCTTTAACATCGCCTGCAAACAAGTTGCTTGAAGCGGCACGATTTGTATCTAGACCAAAGTAAGCCTGCTTGATGCTCTTAAGTCCCCCATCGCTGCCAGAGAGTCGAAGACCCAAAGATGGGAATAGGAACGAGCCAGTGAAGTGCGTTGCAGTTCCGAAGCCAGCTTTTCTGCTGGCATTGTTGTTAAATCCAACCTGGATCAACCCACCAGTTACTGCTGATGAGAAGGCGTGTGAGTCAGTAATATTCGCACCACCGCGAGCCATTACTTGAGAAAAGGCTGTTGTTGAAGATGGGCCACCTTCGTAGTTTGTTCCTAAGTCGGAGGCTACTGAAGCTGTTCCGATAACTGTGAATCCTGTGAATTTTGCAGGCCCGTAGTAACCGAATGGAAGCAGTGCTGCATCCAAGGAGCCTTCATCGGCTGCTTGATCCATTTCAATACGAATAAATTTAGAATTGTTATCATATTGTCCGTACTCTATGTTTCTTCGTTCAGTCGATGAGAAAGCAATGTACTTATCACCAACCACTCTAGCAACATACTGCGAAGAGTTAGGGTTTAGGTTACAATTAGGGAAGCGTTCTACAATTTCAACTCTTCCGTCTGTATCACTTACGTTACGCAAGAGAAGATCGAAAGTGCCATATTCGTCAATGTTATTCGACGTTACTTTGATATTGGAGATCGAAACTTTGAGGTTATGCATATCCCACTGGCCGCTTTTGAGAGCGTGAACTTTGAAAAGCTTAGGCAGTGCATAGGAATTGAATGCTGTGTATTCTCCCAGATCCTGGCCAACAATCCAGCCAGACTGAGCTTGTTGCGAACCATAGCGATGATTAGACCACTGCACAAACGTCGTAGAGTCAGAAGTTTGCTCAAGTCCAAGTACCAGGCCGTAAGCATCACCGGCTGCTGCGCCGCCGCCGACACCACCGTATGTGATGCCACCATCTCCGTTAGCAACCCAGCGATCATAGGTCTCACCAAGCCAGTAAGTTTTTCTGGAGTCTGTTGGAGTAACAGCATCGTTAGTCAATGTCGGGTTCGTGTTGAATACCTTACGAATGTAATTTTCCGAAGCTCTGTTGAAGTTAAAAGTAATTTTGTCTGTAACCGTTCCAGAGTTATTTTTGATCTGTGCAATAAATTCGTAGTTTGCTGCGTTGGTTCGGAAAAGAGTAGCGTTAGAAGCCGTTGTCTCTGTGGCTGCGGAGCCGGAACCCCGAACAGCGCCAGACAATTCAAATGCTCCTTCTTTAATATAAAACACAGCGGCCAAAGCGCCTGTCGCCGGGGTCGAGTCTCTATACACAGGACCACCTGTGGCTACGTGACCTCCACCATCGCCGGTAGAGCTACTTGCAATCAAGAATAAGCCATACGCGCCGCCATCGGTGTATTTGATTCCAACAGTAGTCTCCGCTCCGTCAGAATCCTTTGTCATCCATCCGGCTGCTCCCGCAGGGGATGTGTAGTTGGTGTGTTCATTTCCTAAAAGACGAATAACATTAATCGGTGAACTGTTGGCCAACCACGCTTGAGCAGCGTATGCCGCATACGTTGGCGCGAGGACAGCGTTGTTTCTCCATACGTCATCTGATCCTTGGCCACCTGGATTTGGTGCGCCAAAGACATCAACGAATTCCGCAAAGGAATTAATTTGAACAGGCCTCATTGCTGGTCCGCGATTTGTGCGTCCGATAATAAGAGGCCCAATTTTGTTTGGTTCTTTAGGGAGGGCAGAATTGTCAATTTCTTTAACAAAAACTCCCGGTGAGATAAACTTGTATTTTTTGACCGACATCTTGTAAAGTCTCCTTGGTTATTCATTATCCATTAAAAAATGGTAGGTATTTCCTTTATAAATAGTAACAGGGAGTTCTAAACTCCATAATTGATAACTAATCACGATATTTAAGTTTTTCTGGAGATATGTTCCAAGGCTTATCGCCCAGGATCACTCTTTCACGACCAATTTTCACGTCCACGGCGTTCTGTCGCCATACGACTTTAGGCGTTTCTTGGTTTTTGTCATCTCCAATCAAATACCCCAATACCTTGATGGTAATTTTTGTTTCATATTTTCTCTCTTCTTCACCTAAATTGCTGATATTAGCGTCTAGTGCAAAACCAGAATCTATAAATCCCTCATATGTGTGCTTGTTCTTACGAAGAGTAAAATAATTCACTGGTCGGCCTACATTTAAGAACGGGGTGGTTATCTCGTTTAACTGTTGTTGATACTGTGTGCTGATGCCGATCGTATAAGTGATATCGATGTACGTTGGAAGCGGGATAGTGGCCGTTTCATACACTACTTTTTTATTTTTACGAGGAAAATTGTTTTGTTTGTCATAACGCTTTGCATCAGCGTTGGCAAAATTCCTTGTCTTATCTTGTTTAATGCGGCGGGCTATCACCACGGAGGCATTGGGATCGGTAGATCCTCCAAAGACGCCGCCTTTACGGGTTAAGCTTTTTTCCATTGACCCTCTCTCCACTGTAATGACAGGGAGGATAAAAGAACCATTTTTGTCACGCAAGCCTTTATCGTTCTTTATTTGATAAGCTCTTTCAGCAGAAACCCATACCACTGGAACCTTCTCGAATCCCTTGTTGGTTGTGCAAAAGATATCCAATTTATCATTAACAAACTCGAACAGAGACGAATCTATGTTCTCAATGGTTGAGGGCATGATAATTTCTTCGTGCAGAATATTTGGATCATCTATACCTGCAAAATCGTCTTTTTTACGTGCCATCGAACAATCCCTCGCGTGCCCTTACGCATTTAGCTGAAATCTCAAACTTATGTTGAACTTGTCCAAACAACTGTCGGGGCTCCACAAGTTTGACAATCTCATAGTAAATATCACCATAACACACAAAGTCTCCTTCGCGGACAAACAAGTCCTGATCTTCGGTTAGTCGTCTCTTGTGGAAATGAATCATAATGGAACTGTTTTTGTCCAAGCCGAAGGCTGGGGTTCCTGTTTCAATCCCTTCCCAATTAACAAGAGCGTAGACTCGAACAGGAGGAAGGAAGGTCTTATTTATTGCCTCGCCATATAACGAATGGAAGTTGGTATGTTCTACGCTGATAGGATAGTAAGCCACCTGTTGGCCAATAACTCGTTCAATTAATTCGTCGTTTACCTGCTTGACTAAGTTTCTTTCTTTCTGTCCAAGAAACAAAGGCGGTGGAGGCTGTACAGGCTGTGACCATTTATCCGAATCTGAATTTGACATTGTGCTGGTCCCCTATATATCTATCCGACAAAGATGCCAGTTGGCACTTTTTCCATTGCATCTTTTGAGCTTTGCATCATATCGGCCTCTTGCTGGACCAGCTTAGCATACGTTAATTCATCAAGAACTGTCTTAAGCTCTTCTCTTAGACCGTCCTGTTCATCTTTGGCCTGAGTAAGCAATTCGTTTGCATTTAAGTTTACAGACTCTCCCGGTATTGGTATTGTCGCAAACTTGCCGCGAATCTGTCCCAGCATCTCTTTAGACAATGCGATAGCAAATCTTCGAATCCATTGTTTACCAATTGCGTTGATATTCCCATATGGGACGTTTCCAAACGGCATTGTGCCTAAGTTGTTAATTCCGCTTATATCTCGATCCACGCCTGTTGATCCACTGACTTGAGTCCACGCATCATTATCGACCGTAAAATCAAACCAAAAAGAGCGTGGCGATGATTGAATCGGAGCCGGGAAAATACGGAGGTGGTTGTCTCTAATTTCATATGAATAATGAGAATTTCTTGTATAAATTGCATCTTCATAGGCCATAGCTTGGGCCTTGTTTTGCCATACAGGAATCACTTGAAACGTAGAATCGTCAGCGTACATTCCATAAGTTGAAAGATTCCCTACCGTATTGATGCCGCCATAGTACCCATAGAACCTCCACATCGCATGAGGTGTCTTGTAGTAGACCTTGCGAATTGTAATCTTATTGTCTCCCACTTGATTGTAAAAAGATTCCTGTGGATCGTTAGCTGAAGCAGATTGAACAATCTGAGCTAGGTCATAATCTTGGACTCCTGCCGAAGCCGTGAAAGATCCAGAATAAATGCGTTGCGTGCCTCCCAGGTTTACATCGGTGGCGACCGCTTGGCCAATTCTCTTTGAATACGAGAAATCAAAACGTGGATACTTAAGATTAACATGAGTTCCGCTTAAGCTGGACGACAAAGGGCCGGGCAGCATATTACCGTGGTGATCAAAAGATCCAGTGGAATCACCAAGGACATTGTGCAATACATTCTTACCTTGGTGAATGTTGAGAATATAAGAATATTCTAAAACCGCCTCTTCATAAGCTGAGTATACATTCTCTTCTTTAAGTTCGATATCAAGAACGTCCCCTCCTAGCTTTTTATAAGTGTATGCCACCTGTTCAACTGCGCCAGATACAAAATTAGCATCGTACATAGCAGAAGAAGTTTTAACATATACTCCAAAAGGATAAGATCCAGTTGCAGCAGCGGTTGTAAGGGTTCCGGTAATTGGTAATCTTATTGCGCTGGTTTGACTGGACGGGGTCAAAGTTGGGTAGGCCATTATGGAGGTTCTCCTGTCAACCTAAATAGTTTCTTATAAAGGAAAACCCTTTGCGTTTGAGCGCAAAGGGTTTTTCAAGGGGAGGAAAACGGTAGTTTTATTTTTTATTTGAATTTGTCTTCGTACTTTTGGCCCTTCTAGTCATCTTTTTTGCCTTAGTAGTAGGCGGTTTTGTTGACGTTTTAGTAGCTTTAGTAGTCTTAGGGGTCGTAATTGTTTCAGTCACCGTCGTCGTGGTTGTATCGGTGGTTGTTTTTTCGATTGTAGGCTTTGTTGTATTTGTTACAGTGACCTCTGGTGTTGTTGTGGCCGTCGTCGGTGCTTCAGTAATTGTTTTTTTAACTGTAGGCTTTGGCGTAGTGGCCGGTGTTGTTGTAGTGGTGGTTTCTTCTTTGAAGAATCTATTAGCCGGATTGAATGCGAACTTTGGGCTAAACTTTGTTCTTTTTTTCTTACCCATGGTAAACTCCTTGTATAGTATAAATAGTTGCTTAAAAACAAAAACCCCCTTCCGAAGAAGGGGGCAAAACATAGTTTTTAATTGTTGTACTTCTAGTCCTAAGAAGCTACAGTTACGAGGGTTCCAGAACCGATGTTGATTCCAGAGACCTGCCACATAGTGGCAGATACTGCAACTACATGAATTCTACTACCTACTAATCCGCCCTGTGTCGTTCCATTGAACGTCAGAGTATCGATTGTTGTAGCCCAAGAATCAACTATGCTTGTCGTATTCGACAAGTTGGTGGTGTTGATTGCCGCAGTTGTAGTGAGCAATGCTCCAGCCAAACCGTCAGCAGTTTGAGTCGTGATAACTGAAGACACTGCCGATGCAGCAAAAACGAATGTATACTCCAGGCCTACCGCGGCCTGTGGTAATGTAACCGTACAAGCTGTACCGTCAAAAGTAAATATTGTTCCACTTTCGGCGGCTGTCGGTGCATACGTCGTTTCATCTAAGTCAACCACCTGTCTCTTCACGGCCACATCGGTGAGCGTTGAAGAGTTCATTTGTAATTCTCTTTTTAAGTTTTGTATTAATGCTTGCGTCCTCGCAAGACCTACTCTTTTTGTTCCCATAGTTTAAAATCCTCCCTTGGTTATACCATTTTTAATCATATTAAAAACTATTGTGGGTTAAACCCACATCTTATATAGACTGCGGGGAAAAGAAAACCCCGGCTGAATGAACAACCGGGGTCTTTTTTAGCACCTAGAGTCTATTAGCTAGTTGCGCCAGCTTCTCCGAGGAGACCGCGTACAACAACAAGACCGTACATATCAGGACGTACCATCTTCTTCGCATAACGAGTCATCACGCCTTTACGAGGCACGAAGTCTTCGGTTCCGAAGATAGTAGGTGTTACCTGAAGTGGTACATAAGGAGCGTAGACATATCCACTTTCGAGGAAGCTACTACCCTTACGGCCAACAAGAATGACGTTACGTAAGAAGTAAGGATCAACGTAAACATCAAATTTCTTGGAGAGACTACCAACTTTAACAGCACCGATATTACCGCGATTATCATCAGCAGTAACAGAGGCACGGAAGCCGGAAGTAAATTCAAGAACGTTGGCAAGCTCAGGGCCACAAACGATGAAGTTTGCACCACCGCGAAGAGTCTTGCGGTGAATCTGAGCACTCACGTCATTGATGGTCTCGATAAGAGTCTCATACCATTCGCTAACTGTACCAGTGAAGTCAGGAGCAGCAGAGCTAGCACCGATTTCAACACCAGTTGTACGATCAACGAAAAGTCCTGGTGAACGCGACCAGTAGTATGTACCAGCAGTTGCGCCAGAAACAAGGTCTTCGAGAATCTCTTGATCAATTTCAAGAGCAACTTGCTCGGAAAGGATGCTTGTAAGCTCAACTTCGGCGTCGAGGTTGTGGTAAGCATTCAAGTCCTGACCAAGTTCTGGGGTCCACTTAGCCTTGAGCTTCTTAGTGACGGCTGTAACAGCAATACTATCAACTTTAATATCAATTTCTTTGATAAAGTCTTTAGAAGCGGTTGTCAACCCTGCGGCAGTAGCTCCTGCTTCTTCAAGTCCCCAAGGGTTAGTACCAACAACCGATCCGAGGCCGGAACCTGCGGCAAAAGCATCAACCAATGGGTATCTAACTTCAAAGTCAGTTGCATTAGTACGAGCAGTAAACGTCGTTGGGCAGTGAATAACAATACGAACTCGGTTCGATTGACTACCGGAAGGACGCTGAGTAAGACGACGAATCATCGAAATACCAGTTGTGGCTCCAACAGCACCAGTAGGCTGGATAGCGATAAGGTTGTCCCAGTTCATTTGAGCGCCAGCGGTGGCACCCAGGTCCAAAGATAGAACGTTAACAAAAGAACCCGAAGCCAAATCAGGGTCAAAGCGAATAAGCTTATTAACCGATGGGTCGTGAGCGTCAGTTGTAGCGTCAATTTCTGGGTAAACTACAGCATCGACAGAACTCGACGGGGAAGCATATCCATTGTTAAGCATGTAGAATCCGCCACCTGCTTCAGTGATATCAGTAACACCACCAGTAAGCTCGGCTCCAACAACTCCACCACCGTAGATGGACTCGTTCACGTCAAGAGCGAGGCCGCCTGTGGAGGAAGCTTGGAAATCCAAGAAGAAAATGAGTCCCGATGGGAGGCTCATTGGTTGAACCGAAACAAGCTCTTGGGCAACAAGTTGTCCAAAAACACGACGGACGAGTGGGAAAGCAACTGCGGCGAATCCCTCGACATCACCTGCGGACATCGACGATGCTTCTTTAAGAAGCTGAGAGGCCTGGTTTTCTAGAAGGCGGGCCATACCGTTTTTCTGAGCGTCACCCTCAAGTCCCTCAAGTAGTCCGGTAGCTTCCCACTTATCCATAAGTGCGGCTCCTTCCTGCTTAAGTGATCTTTCGTGGATGCCTTCAGTCAATTTTTGTAGAACAGACATAGTAAAATCTCCTTAATTATTTTTTATTTAGTCCTGCTAATATCTTCCACCTTTCAGTAGAAGGATCATACTTCTTGTCTTCCGTGTTACGGGAAAGAAGTAGCGTTGAAGTAGTCTTATTAACAGCCTCGCTAAGTGATTTTGGTTGCTTTTTAGGAGCAGAGCCCACCGTGCTTAGAAGCGTTTCATATATAACTTTAGCTTCTTCAACTGAATCAGCTTTGGAAATGGACTCGACAAGTTTAGTTCTTTGTCGCTCATTCAAGGAGGCGTCACCCAAAACTTTATTTGTGTAAAGAAGTCTTGCATTCATCAGTGAAGTTTCGGCAAGATTCTCTTTTAACTCACTAAAGATTCCAGTAACCTCTTTAATTTTTGTTGTAAGGCCTGTATTCTTTAGTCGTAACTGTTTTCTTTCTTGTTGTAGAGCTTTAACGGCCTTTCTCATTGCTGCAAGCTCTTCTTTGACTTCTGTGTCTTGTTCGAGAGCGAGCAATTCTTTTTCAGACCACTCGTAGTGTTCTTGAGAGGCAGATCCGGCCCAGCCATTTTTCTGGGGCTTTATGTCTACGGTAAGCTTTTCCACGATTGATTCAAGGTCTTCTTCATCTATATCAATATCAATAGACTCTTCAAGTCCCAAAACTTCTTCGGCAGCTTCTTCGGAGCTTTCAATTTCATCATTATCAATTTCATCTTCGTCTTTCATATCTTTTCGAAGTTCATCGAAATCGATTGTAACTTCGACATCGGTGTCTTCGTCTGGACAAGGACAAGCGTTCTCACCATCTGTGGCAGCTAAAGGAATTTGATCCGCAACCTTTAAAGAGATGCCTTCTTCTTGTGTTTCTGGCATCTCGTCTTGCTCTAATAAATTCTCAACTGCTTCTTTTATTTTATCAGAATATTTCTCTAAAATAGTTGACTCTGCGTTCTTGAGTGCAACCTCTTTTAACGCTTCGGCGTCAACGATAGCTTGTTCTAAAATTGTAGACATAATGAAAACTCCCAAATTTGTCTAATACTAAATAGTAAACCACTGTCTAAAAAGGAAAATTTACCATTATGCTTCTAACCAACGCCCACTGAACCAGACCAATTTAACCCTGCTGATGCAGATAAATCGTGCAAGACATGAGTCAGTCCAGCCGAAATCTGGAGGCTGCACCCTGCTTGGTTGTTGTTGGACTGGACATAGATTTTCCGAATCTTATATGATAGTTGTCCTGTTGTGTTCCAAGAGCCTGTTGAGCTTTGGACAATGTTATAATTTCCACCATAAGAACTACTTGAGGCCAAGCCAGTTTGAGAAAAAGAGAACTTCAACTCGTGAAGTGGGTCGAGGTTGTCAATTTTGAACCAAGAAGTAACAGCAGGAAAGTGCAGTTCTGCAACCAGACCTGTGCCATTTGCTGGTGCGGTTATGTTGCCTGTTAGAAAGGGAATGGCGCTTACTTGATACGAAGCAGCATTGTGAAGGCCGGGGCCTCTTTGATAGCCTGGATAAATTAATTCTCCAGTTTTTAGGTCTCTTACATCGCCGGGTTGTGTTGCCATTGTCTAGCTCCTTTTGGTTCTTTGGGCTCTTCGCTTTTCTCTTCTCTTGCGATCAGAAGGCTTTTCATAGAAACGCCTTTCTTTATAAGTATCTATAATTTTTTCTTTTTTTACCTTTTTTATGAATCTTTTGACCATTCGGTTAAAATCTCCACGAGTATCAGATATCTTTACTTGTACGTTGACACATTTGCCTGCCATCTTATTTCCTTTATACTAGGTGTTTCCATTTATTACCAGCGATTCCCAAGATACCAGAGATATCTACGCCGGAATCATCAGGTGCTACGCCGCTCAAGGGGGAGGCCTGGTTGCTCTCGGGGGCTTGCTTGGTGCCTTCAAAGACATTCACAGGCCCTACCTTCGCAGACTCGTTGAGGCGTTTAATCCTCTCTTGCCGTTCTTGTTCCATAACTTCTCTTTTGAGTTGTAATTCCTCTTCTCGCGCCTTGTCAGTCTGATTCTCGGTGACTAAATTGCCCTGTAGGCCTTTTGCCACTTCTGAAACGACATTTGAAAGAATGCCTTCTTCTAAGATCACCTCCTTAATACATTCTTTAATCAGAGGCTTAATTACTTTTTTAAATTCTGAAACCTTCATACCAAACCTTTTAGTGCGTCATCCAATGCGGAATTGATTTTTTCCTCGGCAGTGAGAGACTTTTTCTCGATGCTTTCTGCCATTGCCACTGGTGTTGACATTTTGAGTTGTGCTTTTTGCTCGGGACTTAACCAGGCACCAGGAGTTGATGGCTCGGAAACCATATCGAAACAAATGAGTTGAAAGTCTTCTTCGACTTGCAAGGATCCCATCGATTCTGTGACCGAGCCCATACCTCTGGAAGAAATTCCCAGCTTTACGCCTGACTTTAAAAGATCTTTTAAGATTCTTCCAGAAGGTGTGTCCAACACTTCAATCTTACCCATTACGTTGTCGCCGTCCCACCACATTTTGGTAACAAGGTGGGAGGCATTTTTAAGATTAATAACTGAATCGTCAGGATGATCGAGTTCGCCTAAAGCGCGGCGTTCACGAATAGCGTTTTGATAGTTTTCAATTTCTCTTCTGAGGATTGGCTTTGGGTATACTCGGCCATTGCCATTTTTAGTGCCAGCTTTTTGACAAACGCCAACGAGGAAGACAGAACCTTCTGAAAGGCGTCTTCTTTCATTTTCAGTGAGCACGTCGATGACACAGTTGCCATCGGGACAAAGCTCAAAAAATTCTCGCAAAAGTTGTTTGGACATTTGTTTAAAACCTTATGTGTCGCAGGACTCGCTCCTGCTTGGCTATGCTACCGCTACAGCAGCGTCTTACTTCAGGAATGTTTTTTATTCTCATTTGTTTATCTCCGAAATTTTAATTTTTATGCCATCGTCATTAACAAGTGTGCTAAGAAGATAGACAGAACCGGATGACAAGCATCCTAGTAAAAATGCATTAGCGATATTATAATCAAAATTAAATAGTTCTGTTAAGTCATTAATTCCAAAAAGAAAAGCTCCTACCCAAAAGCCCATACACATCGGACAATGAAACAATTTTCCAAATCCAGACAGCCAAGACTTGGATGGTCGGATGGAATTAAAGATAGATCCGAAAATCAAAATCTGTGTTAGTCCATATGAGCAAAGTATAAAATAGATTAAATCCAATTCGCTTCCTAGATTCGATAGATGCTGCTGATTCCATAGGCTTGGCCATTAGGAGGAATAGAGCCTTGGCGGCTGTCGTGATACTTCTCAGGATCAAACTCGGTTGAATCTTCAGGGTCAGGAGCAGTAAGCCTTTTTTCCTCTTCCTCGTTCCACGCTTTTTCAAATTCCATTAGTGGAAGTTCGGCTTCAATAAATTTATTAATCATAAGCAACGTCGTATCGTAAGGATTAAGTTCTTGAGATTCTAAAATAGCTGCTTCCATAGAGGAGTATATGTTACCTCCCTGCACAGAATCAAAAGCGATGACGCCTTTGGAACACAAAAATTTAAACAATCTGTCTTGAGCTTCATATACTTCTTCATTAATTTCGTCTTTGGCAAAAGCAACAATCTTATTTTTTTCTGGCATTAGGATAATATCAATCTCATTATGATCAAAAATCATCACATCATTGTTCAAAGTCTTGCGAGCATTTAATTTGAAGGTTACGGTATTAGGGTTTTCCTTGGGACCTTCGCTGACTGTAAACTTAATTACCATTAGATTGAATCTCTCCTGCAAGTTGTTGTAAGTGAAGTATTTTTTCAATAGCTGCGGAGTCTATTTTAACTTCTTTAAAAGAATCGATGGCGTCAAAGACCTTTTGTGTTTTAGATTTAAAGAGATTATTCTCGTCGATAGTATTTATAACGTCTCTAATCCGACCGAGTTCCTCATTAACAAACAATTTAAGCTCGACACTATTCTCATCAACTGATGATACAATGTATTTATTAAGCAACTCTTTCTGCTCTCGCAGTAATGAAGTATCATATTGTTTATTAAATCCTTCAATAAACTTTTTAAAGACCAAATTGTTATGAACTGGAATTTCTAATTCGTTGGACTCAGTGGTGGTCGTCATCAATTCAACAACTTTTTCTTCCAAAAGAACTCTTTTTTTCGGTGAGGCGTCTAAATTAAAAAGNTGATAGATGGTTGCGAGGCTTTTATATTGAGGAACAAAATTAGAAAAGATGTCACTTTTGATCGACGATTTAATCTCTTTTATGAGTCGNGTCTGTTCCTTGAAAATCTCTTTCTTATCCAAAGAGTTGAATTGNTTTTTAGATTCAGCAACGATCTTTTCAGCCGTAGCTTTTGGAAGTAACGACGGCTCCGAGATGGATTTGTAAATGGATAGNTCTTTTGCAAGTATCGAATTTTTTTGAAAAAATTCAGTTAGAATCGCGACGATCTTCTTTTTTGTAGACTTGTCTTCTTTTAAAACACATCTTGTTAATTCTTTAACAAGATACTCATATAGCAGAGCCGTGTTCCTCTTCTTGTTATGTTTGAACTTCATCTTTTTTCGACTCCATTTTTTCGATCAGCATCTTCAACTCATGGTTAAGACGCATCAAATTGTTCTCTTCAGTATTATAATTAGATTGATTTTCGGTAAACACACCTTTGCCTAGCCGTAATAACGCCTGGTGGCCAGCGCCGACGACATTTCTGTCAGTGGCTCTGCCTGTCTCGTCGGCGTAGAGGGACTTGTAACTTTTCTTTTTCTGGTCCCGTCTTCCATCCCATTCTGTTGGGATATACCATTTTCCCTTAGACTTAGGAGTGGTGGTTTTTGGGCGGCCCATCCAATCAGTTTCTGTAGTCTTGCCTGTCTTTTTATCCACATCTCGCTTTCCAGGTTCAGCTAGAAGAACATCTTCTTCGCCTTCGGGAGCGCCTCCTTCTGGTTCGTCTAAGATGTCTTCCATCTCAGCATCGTCGCCTTCTTCGCCAAATTCGGCGTCTAGGCCGCCGCCGCCAGGAGCTTCGTCGGTCGCCATTTCTTCAGCAACTCCCTCAAGGGCCGCAGCAAACTTTTTATCGAAATATAATTCTCTTTGCATACGCACGATCTCTTCTTCAGGAAGGTTAAAGAGGTTTTTGAAAACCCATCGCTTGCTGAAGTACCCTTCAGTAGCGCTGGAGGCTACTTCAAATTTGGTCCTCCAAGATTCTAGCTCTTGTAATTCAGCAAGTTTGGATGGATTGTTAAGAGATAGATCAAACGATACGAGGTCTTTTCCTCGATATCCCATAGTAAACAGATGAACAATTCCAATTTTCTCCAACTCTGCAACGACAGACCTTTGTAATCTATGTATCGTCCTTGCAAACCGAATATCTTTTTGAGCTAATGTAGTCTTGTCTTCGTTGCCCCCCTCAGTCTGAGCCAGATAAGAAGCCGGGATTTTAAGGGCTGAGAAGAGTTTATCTCTTAGGTACTTAACATCGTCGATGTCACCCGTATACGTTCCGCCAGGAAGAGATTCAACACGAGTGGATTGATTTCCTCGCTGGGGGATGAAATAATCTTCCTCAACGCTCATTGGATTGTAGCGCAGGTCCACGCGGCCATTGTCAGCATCCACAACTTGGTTACGCTTCATCTGAGTCATAACCTTTTGCATATATTGCTCAACGTCTTCTGGCGGGATGTTTCCGACATCAACATAAAAAACTCGTCGTTCGGGTGATCGGACGATACGATAAGACATCATCGCATCTTCTAGCAACGTCAACTGACGCCAGATCCTACGGGCAGCATCGAGGATCGAGGTCCCATAGGGGGCGTATTTGTCGTTGCCTAGAATACGAAAGTGAGCCAATTGCCAATTCTCAAAGGTGATTCCGCCTGAGTTCCATTGGTAAGTGACGTAGTTAGGGTTTGTTTTATCTTGGCCCTCTAATCTTTCAACTTCGCTAGAAGGTAAGCCAACGGCGTATTGCACGCCTTCTTTGTCATCGATGTCCAAGTACAGGAAGAAATCACCATACTTACACATTGTTCGGCACCATCCAAACAAGTTAAAATCAATGTTTAAAACTTCATGGTACAAGTGCTCAAGAACTAATTTTATTTCTTCATTTCGACATTTGATCCCCAATAAAGGGTTGATTGGTGTCGATGTAGTCATTTCATCAGCGTAGATGTCTAGCGCTGAAGCAATCTCTGGTGTGTATTCCATTTGATCAAAATCGGCATACCTCTCGGCACGATTTTGATTCGACATAAAGTTAGGAGTTAAAAACTCATAAGGATTATATTGCCCACGCTTAAAAGATTGGCCGCTGGACGATTGGAAATTGTATTTGTTAAGTTGTCGTCTCTTTAGCTGTCTGGGCTGTTGCTGCTTGTAATCAGCTAGTGGCCCAGATAAAAGGCGCGTAAGCTTGCGATAAAGAGAGTTTTTGGGATTGCGCGGATTGTAGTTCTGATTTTTTGCCATTTATGTTAACCCTTGAGAAGCCAGATGAATTCTTTGTTTTGTTCGATTTGCTGCGTCTTCTTATTTACCTTGTATCCTACCATACCTGAGATAGAAGTGTTCAGTTCTGATGATGATTTTGCCATTGTAGAAAGAAACGCTTTTCTATATTCTGCGTCTCTTTGGTTTGTTGTATATACTGTGTCTTTGACCCAACACCCAATTGCAAAAGCCATGATTAAATCATCATTGTACTTTTTCATAGCTTGGGGCTTGCCATTGTGCCAAATAAAAGTCTCCATTTCATTAAGTAATCGCTTAGAATACACTGTAACTAGTTTATTTCTAACGAATTCTTCTAATTTTGCAACAACTAATGGTCTTGTCTTGGATGTCATCGAAAAACCCATAACAGTGTTGTTTTTTGTTTCAGCAGTTAGAGGATCTACATAATCGTGAGAAGACTTGTAGGAATAAAATAAATTAGGGTATCCTGATTCTTGTATTTTATCCAGTACTGTCCATCCGATTGTGTTATTTTCTACTACCACCATACATTCACCATATTGGCGGCCAACATCCAGCAGCATTCTTGCAAACATATCTGGGGTTAGCTTGCCCTGGTATTCTCCTACGACCTCCATTGTCTCAATTTTAAAAATATGAAATGTGGAATAATCTTTGCCGTCGCCACGGGCGACATCAGCCGAGACCATATAGGTGAAGCCTTCTTGATATTCTTCCCAGATCCAAAAGTTACGATCGAATCCAGTGCGATACTTGGGCTCCTTGACAAAAACTCTTAGTTTTTCCATATCTTCAGGATGAAATACTGTTTCACCTGACATATTGAAGTTGCACTCAAGCTCTTGGGCTATTTGAGTTCGAGACATATTCTTTGTCTCTTTATCAAACCAAACCATATCTCTGTCGGGATGTACATCCCACGGTAGCCGTGTTTGATAAAAATCGTTACGATTCTCTTCAGAATCAATATACGTTTGATGAAACCAATTACCACACCCGTTTGGGGTTGAAAGGGCGATACAGCGGCCTCCAGTTGACAATGTAGGGTAAAGGCCAGTCCATAACTCATCGAGACCCTCAACGTGGGCGGCCTCATCAATAACGAGGAGGGATAGCGCTTCAGAACGACCGGCGTCTGAAGATGTTGAAGACGCTTTGATTTGCGAACCATTAGACAACTCAAAGGATGTTCTGTTGTCAATGGATATCTTGGCGATACGCATCCATTCGGGAAGGTTACGATGGATCGCTTTTACCTTTTTAACAAGGTTGGCGGCTGTACCAAACTTTGTAGCAATAACCAAAACATTCTTATCTCGGTGAAACATCATCATCCAAGCGATATAAGCTGCTGAGACGGTTGATATGCCAAGCTGCCGAGCTTTTAAAATAATGTTAAAACGATGGTCACTAAAATCGTGTACAAGCTGCTCCTGAAAGGGATACATTTTGAACGGTATTAGGCCCTTCAGTGGGTGTGAAATCTTAGCATAGTTGTTGATAAAATATGCCGGATTTTTGCCACATTTAACAAGTTCTTTTAGAATTTCTTCTCTTGTTAAGCTATAAGCCATAGTTTACAAATCAAGGAATGTTCTAAATTTGGACTCAAACCTTTCGGACAAAACCTTTTCTGGATCTTTTACATCAGCCAAATCGCCAATCAAGTAGTTTTTATGGGCTGTCACGAAGACTCTGACTCTAGATGTCTCTTGGATTAGGATATCAGCCTCTCCTTGCGCCTTTAGGTTGCAAGCTTTGCCAGTGATCTTGTGATATTCTTTTTTGATGTATTTGATAATATCACCAAACGTAGCTTCAATGTCATTTTCGAAACTTCCACTGTACACATCTTTGAGTTGAATATCTGACTGATAAGAAACAATCATAATAGGGCCAGCGAAACGGCATTTAAACCCATCAATAACACGGGAATCTACAATAATGTTTCCATCTTCTCTTTTCAAGCCAAGTTCCACTGGCTTGCCTTCTGAATCTTTGGCTCCGTCATATGCTCCTGCTGCTGCCTGAGCTAGTCCTCGGATAATGGTTAGTGTTTTCTCTGACATTGTTTAATTTCCTTTTGCGGTAGCAATGATGGCCATAAGACCTCCTGCCGCTGGTGTTAAAGCATCCATCAAGACTTGTTCAAACTCATGCTCGATGTCTTGGACTGTTGATGCTAGTTTATCTTGACTGACTCTTCCTTTTAACTCTCTAATGGCGATGGTCCTCATTGCATCTCTTGCTGCGTCTTGGATCTCATCGCGAAGGCGGTACATAGGCTCATTGAGATCCATTTCTTCTTCATCGGTATCGAATGATAGATTATCTAGCTCTTCTTTAATGATCTGCTTAAGTCTTGATTTTTTAATTTTCATTGTTGGGCCTCCAGCCAGTTAGCCATCTTTCTTCTCTATCTTCGACATACTGAATGAAACAAGGGTCGCAACACTCATACTTTGCCATATAGATATCGTCTTTAATTGTTTTTAAATAACTGTCACAAACCGGACAGTTTTTACTCTTGTCTCTATTAAGTAGTTTTTTAGGAACTAAAAACCCATCAACTTCAATCATTTCTTGTTGTTGCTCGATAATGGTATCTTTATCAGCCAATTTCTTAAGTTGCTCCAAGTATTCTTTCTCTTTGGTACTGTCCCAACTAGAGTTAGGATTGTGTACAGCTTCTTTACCATATTTTTGTTCTATGGCCTTTTCCAACTTAACAATATAGTTCCAATCTTTTGTCTCGGTCATATTATAAATATAACACATCTTCTTATTAATGTAAAAGAAAAGCCGATCCCCCCACGAAGAGGGGACCGGCAAAAAAACCTAAAAGGTTATTTTATTTACTTGTTGAGTTTGCTCATCAAGTTTTCGATTTGAACCTGTTGTGCTTTAATAGCTTCAACAAGAACCGAAGTTAAGCGACCGTAGTCAAGACCAGCAGCCGTGCCGTCTTCCTTAAAGGAGACAACTTCTGGAACAACCTGAGCCATTTCATCAGCGATGAAACCGACTTCATTCTTTCCGCTGTTTCTAAGATCGTAGGTAACACCTTGCATCTTTTTAACAGTGTCAATAGCGTCATTCATTGGTTGAATGTTAGTCTTGAGGCTTCTTTCCGAGTAAGTGACGAAAGAGCGAGCTTTAACGTCTTTGCCGGATGGAAGCGCAAGAGCAACATCGCCGGATGCCGTAGCGCCAGCGACGCCAATCGTAGTAGCAGCTAAGTTACCAACACCAGTAATGTTCTGGCTGTTAGCGTCAAGAGCTTCACCGAGTTGGTCGATGTAAGCAGCGCCATTGATGTAAATGTCTTTGTACTGAAGAGCCGATGCTCCAAGGTCAACCGCGCCGTCGGATGTTGGGACGAGGTGTTTACCAATTCCCACAACTTCTCCACCACTGTCAGCAGTGTTGAAAACCATATAGACGTTACCGCCTTCTTTGATTTCAAGAGCAGCAGCTTGGTTATCAGTCAAGATGAGGTCGCCCGTGCTGACGTGGATTGGCTTACCGGCAGCGATCGAAAGACCGTGCGAAGCTGTAAGCTGTCCAGCAACAGTAGCAACATCAGCGTCACTTAGGCCGAGAGTAACATCTTCGTCGAAGGATACGTTCTGCTCGAAGGTGACGGCAGCGCCAGCGAAACGAAGTTCGTCGGTGCCGTCCTCATCGTACTCAATAGAAGCGTCATCTCCAGTACCAAAAACAAGCTTGGTGTCGTCAGCGAGCTTTAGAATCTGCGAAGACAAAAGTCCCTGAGAAGCTGTAAGCTGTCCGTTAACAGTGACAACATCGGCCATTGTAAGACCAAGAGCAACGTCTTCGTCAAAGGATACATTCTGTTCAAAAGTAACAGCGGCTCCTGCGAAACGAAGTTCGTCAGTACCGTTCTCATCGTATTCGATGGATGCATCAAGGTTGGATCCGAAGAAAAGTCTAGTGTCATCGTTAACAACACTGTCTAGAGCGAGGTTGATGCCGTTAGATGCTGTAAGCATACCAGTTGTTGTAATTACATCGGAACTGGCGTTACCAAGAGTAACGTTGGCGTCCATCGAGACGGCCTGTTCAAAAGTAACAGCGGCTCCTGCAAAGCGAAGTTCGTCAGTGCCGTTCTCGTCGTATTCAATAGATGCATCGGCTCCATTACCGAAGTAAAGTTTTTTATCGTCAGCGATGTAAGCATCATCAACGAGCGCAATTCCAACAGAAGCTGTAAGCCGTCCAGTTACCGTTGTTACGTCAGTAGCAGCATCTCCAAGAGTAACGTTGCCGTTAGCGTCAAGAGTTGTACACTGAATAGTGGAACGCGAATTGGCTCCAATTGCAGTTCCGTCAATCGCACCACCATCGATGTCAATAGCATCAAGAGGTGCAGACTCGATGAAGTTAGCACGAGTGATCTTTTTGATCGTTCCGCCGTCGCCGTCATCGATAAGAATCGTGTCGCCGTCAGCAACCGTAGCAAGAGCGCTCTCGGATGTGATGTTAACGTTAAACGTAACAGTATCAGTTGCGGAAGCAGTAGAAGCGAGTCCGTCGCCACCTGCGAGTGTTAATGTATTACCATCAGTGATGGATTGTGCAGATCCCGCGTCGCCAGCGACCGAGAAGTTAAAGCTCTCTCCCTCAGTAAGAACTGGAGAAGCCGAGCCGGTTCCGTTTACAAGGTAAACTTTGGTGTCTGCTTCATTTCCTGTGGAAGAAGAAGCGAATAAGAATGATAGTCCACGGCTAGATCCAGTCGGTGCAGCGGTTCCAGAACCACTAAGCTGAATGTAATCTCCGTAAATACTAGCATTACTTGCGTCAAAAGGTGCAGCCATAATATTTTCCCCCTATAATTTTGAAAATTTATTGTGCTGTCGAGCTTTCGCCCGACGCTTTAACTAGGGAGCAGTCTGCTCTTTTTAGATCTTTTTTAGTAACAAATCTGTAAACTATGATTTACATATGTGTTTTTCTAAAAAATTGATCTTCTCTCTCTGTTCTTTCAACTCAGCTTGTTGTTCTTTAACGCACTGTAGTAGGAACGAAGTCATTTTTGCATAGTCCATAGATGATGGAGTGCCATTGTCATATCCGACCACTTCTGGCAATTCCTCGAAAACTTCTTCAACAATAAATCCAATATCCTTTTTACCGCTGTCCTTCCAATCAAATCTTACGCCTCGAAGGTTCTTTAACTTCTCCAGAGGATTTTCAATCGGCTGTACGTTTTTCTTATACTTAATTGAACTATAAGTAAGGTAGGCCGTGGCCTTTATCATTCCGCTGTTGTCAGTCGTCTCATTAGGGAGTGTAAGGCCGTGCGTGACGCTCGCGCCTTTGACATTAAGGCCCATAGAACCAGTCAACTCCACCGAGCCAGTGACTGATAAAGTAGACCCGTCAAAAACTAAGTTAGCAGAGGCTCCCAGAGCGCCATCATTGTTAAACTGGATCTGAGTATTAGAACCGGCAGGTGACCCGGCGGGAAGCTGGGACACTTGTATTTTCTTGACATTGTTGGAGTCATTGGCGTCGGCAATCAACAAGAGGTCGCCACTGGCGACCGCTATTGTTGTTCCATCAGTTGCGTCGTTAATATCAACAGCTATCGCGAGGGCACCAGTTGTGCCGCCGCCAGATAAACCATTTCCAGCAGTGACGGCAGTGATGTCGCCTGCGCCGTCTATGGCGGCCTGCTCAATCAGATGGTTTAACTTCGCTCGACTATATTTACCAATTGCATTTGATCTACCCACTAATCTCTAATCTCCACTGTTGCATAAAAAATTCCGATAGACAACAGGACGCCTGCAACGACGCCGCCGGCAAAGAACCAGTTGTTGTAATCATTCGGACTATCTTTAACTAGGTCTTGAAGTCTGTTTATTTCATCATTTTTTATTGTCAACAGTGTATCAGTCTTGCTTTTAAGGGTATCGTGCTGAATTTGCAGAGCATTCAGTTTTAATGTAAGGTCGGCAGAAATCTTTTTCTTTTCGTAGTCTAATTCAAGTTCGAACTTTTTTTGAGCAAACTCCTTGTCAAGCTTCAATTTGGTTGCAGCTTGGATGTCAAAAAGGATTCCTTGGTATGGAGCCTTTTCTCCTTTGCCAAGGGCCGTAACTTTGCCATTGATATTGAGACTGTCGTCGGGATCTGCTTCTCCAGCATACGCATAGAAAGGTATGCACATCAAAGTAACGCTTAACACGAGTGCTAAAAGTTTATTCCACATAGTCCACACCGAACATTTCACCTAGCTCGCGAGCTAACTCATCAGGAGTTCCTTTGTACTTTTTAACTAAAGTGTCTAATTTTTTCTTCTGTTTGTCTTCGAGCGAGTCCATATCGACGTTGTGCTTGATGGTCAAATCTTTCATCGTTTCTACATACTTTTCATAAAGCTCTGTTCGTTTTTTATCTTTCTCTTCTTGGGCTTTGTTAATAGCATCAATTTCCTTTTCATAACTCTCTTTGTTTAATTTAAACATCTGAAGCAGCTTATTGTCTTTCGATGCACACAAAGGACATAAAATAAGGAAGACCAACAACACGATGGCCATTACAGGCACATACCAGTGCTTCTTGAGCCAGACCCAGGCTTTTTTTAGTTTAAGCGCCATATCAAGATCCGTGCCTCCATCGTGAAGCAAGGTCTACCAGCGCCTCAGAGCCGATGTACATAGTAGTAACAGCAACCCAGTCGCTAGAATCAATGTGCCCGTAGGCGGCTAGAACTGTTGCCGTAACCCAAGCAAGAAATTTGCGGCTAATGGCTTTTTCAGTCATTCTATCTAAAAATGATTTAACTTTTTCCATTGTGAAAGTCTCCGTATTATAAGTAGTTCCTTATTCTGTTTCAGAGACTGCTCGGCCTTTAAGCTTCTCCCAATCCCTTTCAGGCCTCACTTCTAAATTCTTTTTCCACACCGATGATAAAATGGTTGGCTCAAAGCCTAGAGTTCTCGCAAAGTGTATTAAAGCATTGATATCTTTAGGGAAACAAGATCCGCCGAACCCTTGATTTCCATCTGGACCTGGAACAGATAGGTGCGTTCCTCCGATGCGGGTGTCGTACAGAGCGTAACCCAAGACTTTGTCGTAATCGATATTGATGTTGGCGCAAACCTTTCTCATCTCATTGGCAAAGCTTACCTTGGTTGCAAGAAACGTATTCGTAAAATATTTAACCATCTCTGCAATTGTAGGATCAGTCTTGACAATCAAAACATTTGGGAACACTTTCTTGAACATATTGGCCACATAGTTGGATGGCTCTTCTGGGCCTCCTATGATTATCCTGTTCTGATTTTTGAAATCGTCGATATAATTTGCCTCTGTCAAGAACTCAGGACTAAACGTAACTGAAAGATTTTTTGTTTCATCGTTAAGACGCCTGGTTGTGGTGGGGACGACAGTTGATTTAATGATCGCGATATGACCATCAGAGTGATTATCTGCTTCGCGTATCGTATCTTCAATGATCGAAAGGTCGCACGACCCGTCTTGGCGCATTGGGGTGGGCAAACAAACAAAAAACATCTTAGTTCTCTTCATCAACTCTTGAATACTGTCGCAAGTCGATTCCTTAAACTTGTCATAAGTCTCAACATGAAAGCGATGCTTCATTCCTTCACGTATCGCTGTTCCTACAAATCCTTGTCCAATAATTCCGATTGTATCCATTTATCCCTCACATACCTTTGCGAATCCATCTTCTTTCTCGATGATAATTTGCTTGTCCACAATATCTTTTAGAGCGTCTAAGTGTGAAATGAGTAGCACGGTCTTAAACTGAGACTTGATCATCTCAAGCATTCTCACAAAACCTTCCATATTTTCCTCATCAAGAGCAGTTCCCGGCTCATCTAAGATAAATATATCACCTTTTGGCATCGTTGTTACATTTAAAAGCGCCAGTCTTATGGCCATTGCGACAAGAGTCTTCTCTGCACCTGAACCCATTTCGATTGGGCGCGGGTCATAACCAGGGTGCTTAATTAAAATATCAAGCTTTTTATCATCAGTAACGAACATTGCCTCGAAGGAAACAATGTTTGTTAAGATCTTAGAAACCTCTTCATTGATAACAGGAAGTTTCTTTTTGATAATGTCATAAGAAACGCCGTTAGTGTGCATACAGGTCATAAGTAAATGATAAGCAGAGAATTGCTTCTGCATTAATTCTTTCTCATCCTGCTCGGTTTTCAACTGAAGGAGCTTTTGCTCAAGAGAGCCATTTAACTTGTAAAATTCAAGCCTTTCTTTCTTGCAGCACTCATGATCCTCGGTCTTTAAGAGAATCTGTTTTGATATATCTTTAAATTCCTTTTCTAAGGATTCATAGTTTTCAATGGCCTCTTTGTTTTCGTTATAGAGGCTTTTCTTTTCTTCTAAGAAATCAATAGTATTTTGTGTTTTAATAATTAAAGTTTTATTCTTTTCTAGGGAAAGCAAGGTGCTGCTAATCTCGTTGGCAATGGTGTTCTTTTTTTCTAGTATTTTTAAATATTTTTCATACCTTTGCTCAACCTTGGTCCCATCCAGTTGATCCAGTTCTCTCTGGACTTTGTTGCGTGAAATCTTAAGGTCCTCAACCGACTTCTTCGTGGTTTTACAAATCTCCGAGGCCTTATGGGCATCTTTGATAAATTTACAATGAGAATACTCATCGCCACACGGAACCTCATCTAACAGCGTTGTCTTCTTTTCTTGTTGCCTGAGTTTAAGTAACAAGATGTTAAGCTCTTTGTCAAGATCGTTTATTTTCTCTTCGTTGTTAGAGATCTTGTTGCGAGCGTCTTGAATGTTGTCAAGGGGAAACTCACCAATGAACTGTTCAATTTTTGAATTAGTTTCCTGCTTCTCAGATAACAACTTTTTATTCTTTTTATTTTTCTCTAATGTGTTCTCCAGGGTCTCTGTGCTTGTTTTTATCTCCTTCAAGACTTCGTTGATGTCGATTATCTCTTCAGGGATGGATGACAGGGCGTCCTTGATGTCCTTCTTCTTCGATACAAGCGAAGAGATGGCGCTTTCTATTTCGTCGCATATTCGCTCTTTGTGTTCGATAGAAGTTTCATTTCGAGCAAGCTCTGTTCTTAACTCAGTCAATTCCTTCTCGAAATCTTTTCCATCAAATCGTTTGAGTGAAGCCTTTAGATCCGAGGCGTCATCCTTGGCCTTTTTAAATTTCTTCTCAAAGATCTCCAAGTCAAGAAACTTTGCAAGTATCTCCTTCCTTTTGGTCGAGCCCTCGTTGATGTAATTCAAAGAGCCAAGCTGGGATGCCATAGAGGTTAATAGAAAATCGTCTAGCGTTCCAAAAATACTACGAATACTCTTATCTGTACTTGACCTTTTGTCTCCTGTTAGAACAATCTCTTCTCCAGTGTCTTGATCGCTTCGAATAAACTCCACGTCAGTTTTGGCTTCTTGAGTTGTATTACCCTTTAAAGTACGTTCGTATTTTTTGCTTTCGCGTTCAATCCTATAAACAGAATGGCCGACCGCCAATTCAACAGAAGCGGATGCTTCTTCTTTGTTTTGGTTCATAAGATTTAAATTTTTTCTTTCATTCTTCGATGTTGAATTAAAGAGAGTATAAAGCATACTGTCGATAATCGAGCTTTTACCACTAAAGTTTTTGCCCAACACACCAACAACTCCATTGAGCTTTTCAAAGTTAATGTAATTGCCCTCTCCATAATTGAAGAGATTGTCCCATTTAAAAGAGCGAAGGGACCAATTAATGTTTCTTCTAACCTCCTCTTCTTCTTCCGCTATAGCATTATATTTGTGGTTAAGGTGGAAAACCCTTTGAAGAGTTTCTGAGTCCACTTGATACTCACTGAGATATTCATCGATGAGTTCTTCTTGGACTTCAATGTCTCGAAGATCATCGTTTTCTAAACCCTCTATGATCTCGTTAGAAGTTCCTTTAGAGCCATTAGCGCGACATATATAAGTAACAGACTCAGGCTTAAACTTGGTCTTAGCAATTTCAATGCTGCGACGAATCACATCAAGAGGCAGTGTGTTCTCAGATACGAGCCGGAGGCGGGCGTCTGGCTGCAAATCTAGGTTCTTTGGCAGACGGCCTTGTCTGGTTAGGTCTACTGTGACAAACGGTTTAGGATTATTTAAAACGTAGTGGTCGCAAGTAAACTCATCTTTATTCTTGATGTCCCATAATAAAAACCCCTTGTCTCCGGTTTCACCAAAGTTTTGTTGGATGAGTGACCCAGGGTATCGCATCTTTCCTTTCTTATCTACTTTTTGATTTGTCTTGTGAATATCTCCAAGCAAGACGTAATCATATCCCATAAGTTCGGATAAGCTAATGTCGCCGTGACTCAAAACAAAACCGGCGTCAGTGGTTACACCAGAGACGCAACCGTGATAAAGCGCAATGTTAATCTTGTCTTTATCAATAGGAGCTTCCCAGTTTTCAGGATCGATAATAGAAAGGACGTTTAGAACGCAGTCGTTTCCTACATCAACCTGAGCAGTGTCTTTATGCAAGAAGATATCAGGGTGGCCCAGTGCTTCAACGATCGGAGTAATAGCATCGACACGAGAAAGATTTCTCAAATTCAAGTCGTGGTTACCCAAGATAACGTGATAAGGCGCAATGTCTCCCAGCTTTTTAAACATCTTAGCTGTCATATCGAAATATGATGGACTAAGATTTAGCTTGGTATGAGCCGTGTCGCCTGTGTTGACAATAATGTCAGGCTTAAGTTCTTTTAACTTTTCGTAAAGTTGTTCAAATACATCTTGATACTCTTTGTGATAGCGATAGTTCCTAATGTGAACGTCGCTAATGTGCGCTATTTTCAAGCGAACCTCCGCATTGTGACAGGATACTCTTATAATAGCAGCCTAAAAATCTAAGTCAAGAAGTTTTTTATTCTTCTTCCACCAACGGGTTAGTCATTAGATCTACTGCGTCTCTCAGCATTTTTGCTGCCAGTGTAACAGGATCAGGCAAATTTTCTAATGGCAAGTCTTCCAAGATACGGGATGCAATTTGAATGTTGTTGAACCAATCATCCTGGTTTGCATCGTTTGCGTGAGGATCTGCCAAGCCCATACTGTTTGTAACAACGTAGTCACTATCTCTTCTCAAGGTAGTATCAGAAGGATCTTGCATATCTTCCAGCATCGCTTCTGCTTCGAGATGGTTTGCAACCGATTGCAAATAATCCGACGCCTTCGTGATCTTAGATTGAACCCATCCGTCCAACTGTTGCTCGTCTTGTATCGATGTGGCGAGCATCTCTGCGTTCTTCATTGTTCTGATGAGTTGTGCTCGGGCCATTCTGCCTTCTTCATCCCGTTCTTGGCCGTGGCCTTCTTTCAGGGACAGGACGCGCTTTGTTTCGCCCTCTAACATTACTCGAACAAGCTCTTCGCTAATAATCTTTCTAAGTCTTGATTTCTTAAGTTTCATTTAGGAATCCTCTTGAGACACAATAAATAGTCGTAAATACAAGTAAAATCTGTTTTTAATCAGATAGCCATAATGGCTTTAGTCAACATATAAGTGCCTTCTTCAATGTGGACGGCTTGAGACTTTCTGATCTTGAACTCTTTTCTTGTCATTTCGCCAACATCATTATATGGCGAGATATCAATTTTGTAAACCTCAATACCATAATTCAAAAACTTTTTTATTAAACTGTCTTCCTTTTTTGAAGCATCAGGATCAAGCGCGATATAAACCGACGTATCGTTCCTGACGATTTCTTGGAACAGCTTGGACGTGTCCTTAAGTGTTGACCCGAGCAGAGGAACTGAATTTGGGCCTGAGACGATTGCATCAAAAACTCCTTCGACCAAGATCAAATCCGAGTCAAAATCTAAATACAACTCGTTAAAAATTATATCTTTACTCGCTGTCGGATTTAAATACTTCCTCCAATCTCCAACATACGTTCTTGTAACAAAATAATTACAATAACCATCTTTATTGAATGATGGAATAAGAACGCGGCCATCGTATTGGCCGCCATCGCAATATCCAATTTTCCAATAAATAACATCTTTTTTTGTAAGCCCACGGTCTCTGAGGTATATTTGGGCGTTTCTGGAAGTGAGAGGTAAATTTTTATTTGCTAATGATATGAATTCACCTGGTATATCTAACCTCTGATCTGGGTCTGTTTCTTCTGTCGCAAAGAGATCATCAGAAAATAAATTTAAATCGACCTCATCGGTAAGCTCGGACCATCGAGAAAGGTGGTTGTAATCTCCGTATTTGCGTACTAGACGGCGAAGAGAAGTTCCAGAGTAATCGCAGATCCAACATTTAAAAGCGTTCTTATCTAAATTGACTGATAGCTTTTTCTTGTGATGGTCGCACTTTGGACAATAGAAAAGATACTCGTCGCTTGAATTATAGAAACCCCCTAAGATTTCTTTTAAGACTCGGAGCTTTTTTCCCTCTGACATAAAGTATGGCCTGCTGTGGCGATAACCCAACTGTCTGCTTTATCATAGCATTCAGGTTTAGGATTACCAAATTTTGTATATTGTATCGTGACGTTGGGTACGTTGTCAAGAACATAATTTATAACGACGCCTTTTGCCTTTACGCCCTTTGGTATTCTTATGCCACATAGCTTACGGGCAGAGGTTGCTGCTATATATTCTGGCTCTGTCTGCAATATTCGATATACAAGCCATGACACAACCCCATTAAAACGAGCGAGAGTTGACAAAGTTTTTGCCGAGGAGAATCCAGATCTGAAAGTCTGGAGAGATTCTTCGATAAATACTCTTTCGAACCCTCCGTGAAGTTTACTAAGGTGTACAATCCTTTCCTCAACGTAGCTTGCCTTGGCAAAGAAATTTTTAAACTTTCTCGTGTCCCAAGCTTCATTGTAGACAACTTCTCCTTCGCTGTCAAGTATTGTTGCGCCAGTAATACTCGTACTGACATCTAGTCCTAAAATCATATATCCAATTTTAATTTAAATGTGTAATCTTCTGACTCTAACTTTCTGATCGGGTTAGCCACTTTGGCCACGGCAATTAAGTTCTGTTCTTTATCGTAAATCCCAATCGAAGAAATATAAGTCACATTCTCGAATCTCTCATTATAATTCGCAAATGAGCTAGTGTTAATGTTTTTTATAGGAGTGGGGACTTCAAAGAATCCCAAAGACGAGGTAGTGTGCGAACTTGTCAACGAGGTCTTAGACTTAAACGTTGGATTGTTCGAAGAGTTTAATTGACCTTGTGGGGCCTTGGCAAACATAGTGATGGTTGGAACATATTCAGTTCCACTAAACGACATAGAGTAAAGAGAGCTACTAACCTTTGATGCGCCAAAGTAAATCCAGCGGGGGCCGTCAAGCTGTGAGCCATCGTAAAGGGCTTTAAATTTTCCAGCAGATAAGTCAGTTATGCCATTAAGCAAAACGATCCCTTCGTCGTAAAGAACTACGCCAATTGTGCTGCCGCTTCCAGGGCTTGCTTCTGGCAATGTTTGTACAAGGTTACCATTTCTATTTAAATCTTGGGCGCGGCCAACTAAAGTACCAGTGACATAAAAATTTAAATCCATTGTACCCTTCTTGATTGTCGATCCGTAAAAGATAGAAGGTATGGAGAACATATTCAAAGAACCTGTTGTATAATCTCCAAAATCACTTGAAATTCTAAAGTTCGGACTCAATGGAGTGTAAGACCTCATCGCCGTCTTGATAGAATCTAGGCGCGGGCGACTAAGTGTTGTGCTTGCATAGTACTCTCGATGATACGAAGACGACATTGGATAGCTTGAGCTAATCACGTCTCCATAATTAAAGTCTTGATTGTACTGGCTAGTTGAAACTGTGTTGAAAGAAGTTAAGCCACTGTCTTTCGTTACGAAAGGATAAATGAGATTATCAGAGGCTCTGTCAACATTAAGCTCATAAAGGCTTACATTGCCAGTCCCAATACAACCAACGTTAACAACATGAGATCCCGTTATTTGCGGCACCTTATTATAGTAAGATGCTCTGTTGTAAATAATGAACTCTGTTTGTGGATGTGCCTTTAATTGGTTGTAGAGAAGATCATTTGGTCCAAATTTATAGTATGGCATTTTTTAACATCCATTTTAGTAGTCCAGTCGTACACGGAAGGTCAGTTCGTTTGTTGGGTCTTTCTTGATAGGCTCGGACAATTTTGCAACCGCTAGAAGCTCATTGTCTGCCGAGTACAAACCAACCGTTGTAATGTATGAGACGGGATTATCAAAGGTGTTATTCTTCACCACAATCTTACTTGCATTCGTGTATGTCGGATTTGTACTGTAGTTGAAATCAGTGTTGTTAGCTCTACAGAAATAAATCGTTGAATTAAGTTCTGTGGTATTGTTAAAGCTAATGTTGTTTAAACGTGTTCTAAAAGCATCAGCGTTTTGCTGAATGGTTCCTGATCCCATTGTTTGCCACACTGTTCCTGTTGCAGCAGTTGTGTTCGGAGCGAAAAAAGAACAATGAGGGCGTTCTGTAGCTTTGGCGGCTCCTGCTCTTTGGGATGCAAAAATCGCGCTGGCCGATAAAACTGCAATACCTGCCTGATAGTATATTTGACCAACAGTGTCGCCAACTGCGTGGCCTTTATTAGCATCGCAAGCGCTAACTTTAAGAAGCGCATATTCTCCTGCTGGTGAGTTTACTTTGTAAGCGTTTTGTGCATTTGTGTCCGCAATAGTAAAAACGCCACCAGAAACACAGCAAGGATCATAGCCTCCAGTTATAAAGGACATAGAAAAGCTGCCTTTTTTAATTTCGTCTTTTGTAAGCAAACGAGCAAAATTGATAAAGAAAGCTTCTTGTATCTTGGCACCACCAGCTAGGATATCTCCATCTACATCAAATTCTTGAATGTTACCAACAGTATCGTATCCGACTAGGACTTGAGCCATTTCATTGTAGATGTTAATTTTCTTTTTTTGTTGGTCCAAAGTTGAGCCTGATACCGTTGGAGATGCACCGGACAGATAGGATTTAGATGAATACCCCATTGTAATGTCGAGAATATGATTTGCGGAAGAACTCAAGTAAGGGTAGTCGTAAACAGACTGAAACATTCCGTGAGAATAATTTTTAACATTCTCGGGAGTTCCCGTTGTATCATAAGTTCCAGAAACAATTGTTCCTGTTACGGGGACTGCTTCGTGGAGCATCGTTCTTGTCGATGCCTGATCGTTGCTTAAAAAAGTTTTAAAAGTTGTTGCCATTTTTGTTTTCCTTACTGAATCTTAATAAATCTTAATGGAATGTCAATTGAGTTGCCTGTGGTTGCGCCCATAACCCGCATAATCGTATCAATGAAATAGATATTTTGTGTTACGGCTGGACTTTGATTATCAGCTTGCGTGCCAGTGCTACCAATCTTTGTAAAGAGGTAGTTGCTTGCTTCAAGCTCTGTACTGGACTTAATTTTTAATTCAAGTTTTGTTCCGCGTGGGCCTGAAATAACCATACCTTGATTAATTGTAGCCGCAGTTTTGGCTTCAATGTTGGTAACATATGCGCCTTCGCCTTGCGAAACATAATAATGAGCAATGTTGTCATCGTCAATAAAGCTGGGATTGGTCTTGGCTCCGTTCTTGTCTGTAATCTGGCCCAAGCGATTATCTAATTGAATAACGTATTGGGTCTCTAACAAGTCGGAGTCAAGCGTACTAAGTGCAGAAATTTCAGTGGTGTCAAGCCCTTGATCTACGCGGACCCAGACATCGCTACTGGTTGGATCGATGCCGTCCATAATACCATTAGTGTTAGTAGTATTACCGCCAGTAAACAAAGTGCTAGTGTTAGCATTGCAAGAAACTTCATAAGCACCAGTAGTGCCATATGTATTGTTTGATTTTCCTACATTATTAATTTCTAAAACAGGCAAGTAGAGCAAATTTGTGCGGGGAATTGAAACCAACTTTGATTTCATCGTGGAAGTGTTGTTGGTAAATGCTTCCAGAACTGGTGTCTGTAGTATGCTCAAGTCATAATACGCACTTCCGCTTGCATTGTTCTTATCGTAGTTGCCATAATTAATTTCATCATCGGCAAAGGCAAACTTCACAATCTTAAAGCTTCCGTCACCCTTCGCCAATCTAAATCTTCCAGTGTCTGTTAGCACTGCGTCAAGGATGATGTCCCCTGAATTATCTAAAAATGCCATTTTATATTGACTCCTCGTCTTTATAATTAGGTCAAAAAACCAAATTATTCCGTTTGTTTATACACAAAGCGCACATTAACATCTATTTTCCTACCAGTTTGCCTAGATGTTAAGCGAATTTTGAATTTTTTTGCTTCATTGGGATTGCCCTGGCTGTTCTCTGAAGCAAATATTTTTTCATTTGCGACTCCAAGATCACTAATATTTGTATCTATAGCTGTTGACGGGCCGTCATCAGTTGTTGGTATTGTTACTTGAGGTGTTGTTGCCTTCAAATATAAGTATCTTCTAAAAGGTTTAGTAGCCACTTTTGTCTCTTTTTCTGACATTTCGTATGTTTTAATTATTGGAAATCCAAGGGAAATTCCCGGTTGGGACTGGATTTCGACCTCGAATACTGCGCTTGGGTTTGATACATTTCCTTTGCTATCGATAGTCCTAAAACAATAATAATATTTTTTATTAGGAGCCAATCGATCTATTGTAAAGCCGGTGGACTTTGGATTCGCGTCATTGACTATCATATGTAAATGAGTCTCGAAATCTTTGTACGATTCTGGTGGCGTTACTATTCCGGTAGTAGGATCGGGCGAGATACGAAATATCTCAAAGGAGGCGGCCATATCATCAGCTTCAAACTTTATTTTTTCTTCAACTGTTTTCTTTTGATATCTTCGCACCTTATCATACTTTTGTTCGTCTTCTTCTGTCAAGAAAGTGGGATACATTTCATATCGATCAACATTTCCATTTAAAAAGATTTTTATTCGCGTGTCGTTTCCTCTAATCGGATAGAAAGACGCATCAGGTGCAGGAGGTGGATCGTCGTAGATAAATAAGTCACTATCTTCAGTGTTGGCAAAACCATAGTACGGAACCTGTATCAACTTTAAGTTAGGCGTTGTTTCTACATCACAGCTTGTTTGCCACAAGTCGTCTTCCACTCCTTGAAGATCAAGGTTCTTGTATTGATATTCAGAGCCTATAACCATCACATAAGCAAAAATTAAATAACGATAAGACTTATCATATTTAACTTGCGTGTCATACAATACAATCTTCTGTGCATCCACAGGATTAGTAACCCAGTAATTTTGAATTGGTGCCACTGTTGGATTGCCATTAGAGTCGATACGATGTTTAGCAACGCGATAAAATATTGTTTCAGAATGTGCAGGTTTACCTTCTATGATCTCTTGATAACTTCGTGACTTTTCTTTGAGTATTTTTTGTAATTTCCCTTTGGTGATAAGATACATAAGAACTTGACTAAAAGAAATTGGATTGTTGGGTTTTATGTCTGCGTCTTCTACGTTACCAATCATGGTAGCATACTGGTCTATAAATTCTTGAGTATACCAAGCACTTACATCTTTGCTAAAGTTTTCCAAAGCAGACTGAGCGTTTATATCTGGCGCTATGATTTTTGAAGTAGTCTTGGTCATCTGCGCCGTTTGGGCATCTACCACTGTCCGATCGACAATGTAAGGGGTAGGACTAAAGAGGGCGGGTCGATTCGGGACTGGGGCTTGGCCACCAGCAAGATTGGAGATCAACCACTTTATCAATTGCTGGTCTAACTTAGCGTCTCTAATGGCTAAGCCCAGAGGGCCAACGCTTGGCGTGGACCACTCTATTCGACTGTGCATAGGAAACATAACTGCCTTGTCGTTGTAGTCTTTTGCAAAAGAAAAATTCTTTGCTGTGATTACAATGTTTTCTTGCGCTTTTTGAAAAGTTAATTTTTGTTCAGGAGTTACCAGGTCCAAGTTTTTAGCGTAAGTAGAAAAGAACGGTTTGTTCTTTTTATTTTCCATATCCTCTTTTGGTGTCTGTTTCAAAAGAGGTATAACGCTTTCAGGATCCAATTCTGCCGGATCTAAAGGAATGGTGGCCGGATCTTCTGCAAATTCTTTTGTCAAAAATGAATAAAAATTAGGAAGCAACGTTTCTGGAACAGTAGAACGCTTGATTACTGATTCATATTCAACTTCGCTAAAGACATAATCGCAAGAATAATCAACATAATTTGGCTTTGTAAATTGAGCAAATGTGTTTGCTTCTTCTTTACTAAAAGGCGAGACTAGTTCAAAAGTGTAATCACCAAACATTTTTTCAGTATTGATGACAGGATAATTTACCAAACTGTGGCCAGCTAAATTGGTGTAAAAATCATCCATAATTCCATTTTTGTTCTCACCGGCAACAACATATGAAAAATGTTCTTCGCCTATAATTTGTTTACGAAACAATAGTCTAGCTAGCTTGTTTCCTGTGGGGCTTTTACTTTCGTTAAGGGTGCCCATCTTGGCCAGGACATCAAATGCTTGCTCTTCGTAATTTTTATAAGCAAAATTAATTTGCTGGCTTGTTCCACCGTTTTCCAAAGGTGTAGGGTTTTTTCCAAGACTGACAAATTCAAATATGCCTTGCTTTCCATTTTGGTTGTAAGGAAGGCCATATGGTCCCTTGTTTAAAGTTGCAATTGACCACACAAGTTCCATATCTTTTCTGAATTGGTCTTGCTCTGGGCTTTCTCCAAAGGTAGACAATCCAAAAAAGCCCCCTTTCGTATAAGAGCCTGACAGAACGTATAGCGATCTTTTTCCTAAACTTTCCATCAATATCCTCCTCCGGCTCTATTTCCAGCACTTGGTAATGGATCCGGCTCTGGCGTTATGTCTGTGGGTTCGGGGTCTGCTGTGATTATGACGTCGGGCGTTACTGCTTGGCCTGCGGCAGTAGCTGTGGCGTTTGCTGCTTCATAAACAGTTGGGGCTACAGCCTGATCCACAACAACTGCGGATTGGCTGGTAATGTTTAGAAGGAAGAATTCATTCATAAAAGGAAGCTCCATAAAGTTGCTTTTAAATGGCCTGATGAACAAAGAATCGGTATGCCGCACCAAGCGACATAAAACCGTCTTTCCTCTCAAGGATTCATAAGCAGCTTGAGTCAACAATTGAAACTCAGGCTTAGAAACAAAATTTCTATTTTTTCCATCTGCGGATATCTCATATCTATCAAGATATTCTACCCTTACTATGTTCTGATAGTAAAAGAAAAAGAAAAAACTTTTAACCACGTCCATCATAGGATTGCCTTCAGTGAACGGATTAAATAATAAATTATCGTTTGTTGACTCTATTCCGTCCACACCAGCCAGAAACAAAGATTTGATTTGGTTCGGAAGCTTTCTCATAAGCGCAACAGGCTGAAGAGATTGTGCCTTAGCAAACGCATTGTCTGGGGATGAAAGTAAATATTTATTAAGCGAAAACGAGGACGATGTTGCATCGCCTTGGTCAGCCATCATTGTGTTTAAAGCCTCCAGGGAATTCAAAGACGCAATAAGCGCTTCCATCGCTTGGTCCAAGTCTTCACCTGCTTGTTGATCTTGTACATCAGAATCCCAATTTTCATCTAAATCTTCCTGGTTTTGGCCAAGGTTGTTAGCTATTGGCTGCTCTTCGGGAACATATTTCCCTAATGTTTTTGCCTTGAGCATAGCGCCTTTTTCGGACAAAAGGGCCTTAAGATTGTTGAGGTTAAATCCTGCTTGTGGGCCATTGATGTTCTTTTTTCTAAGAATCAGCTTCGTAGCCAATTCTAAAAACTGTAGACTTTGCAAAGAAGATATGCTCTCAATTGTAAGTGAATTTGGATCTATGTCTTTCAAAAACACATAGCTTGGTGTTAGATACGAATGTTTGTAACTTTCCAAACTTATTAAGGAATCCTGTCCGTTAAAAAATATGTCAAACTCAGTTGTATCTGGTTTGAAATATTTCTCTACTTCTTTGTTTAGCCTCAAATCAAAAGCAGCCGATTGGACCACAGTTAATCCAGTGGGAATAACTTGCGTTGCATCAGTCTTATCTACAGATAAAAAATCATATCCAAAGTGTTTATCAGTTGGGCTTGCAACATTACCAAAATAATTCGTCACACTAATTCGACGCTGGCCTGTTGTTCCATTAGGCTCAGCGGGCTCTTGGGCAGTAGACTTAGGCTTTTGACTTTTCAAATCTAAAATACGTTCCAAGTTGTAAAGTGCTTCAAGTGTCATAGTCTTAAGAGCTTCAATGCCAGTAATGGTCCCAGACTGAGGGTTTACATAATTGGCAAGAAGATTGGCTAACTCCACATAATTAAAACTATTGTTTTCGGGGCCACTAGCTGCGATTGCTGTGCCAAGCTGAACTAGTCGAGAAATAATATTTGTGATATGGTCCAAATAAACACCTTGATATTTTTGCTTAAAATCTTCACTAAAGGTTTTTGTCTTGTGGTTAAACGCTTTTGGTATTTGGGCAGCATTGGAATACATATCGAGGAAACTATATTCAAAAAGTATATCTTGATAAATCTGCGAGAAATATGCGTGACCACCGTCATTAAACTCAAATTCAACATGATATTGAAAAGATGGCTTATCTAGTGATCCAGGTGCTTTATGAAGATCGGTCAAAGTAAAGTTTCTTACATTATTATTTGAAAGACTTACATTGGTAACTTCTTCGCCGCAATATATAAATTTCTTTTGTTTCTTAGATTCTTCTATATCTAAAAATGCGATCTTGCCCTTGCTTATTACATAAGACCCTAAAGCTACAAGATCAGGAGAACTGTTGGGATCTTCTGAATCATATATCGTTTTGCCGCTAAATGGGTCGCGTTCTGAACTGTCTAGTCTAACTCTTCTTTTGAAAACCTTAATTGTTTGTATGCTGCTCAGTGCCAACATTTCTTTTAGAGGGTTACCAATGAAAGCATTTGTAAAAGATCCAAATTTGGAATTGTATCTAAAAAGTGTTTCCATATCGGCAGTAAAAAATAATTGATTATTTCCCTCCCAATCTGTTGTAACCATTATATCGCTAAAGTAAGCAGGCTTAATTGAGGGGATGATATCATCTGCTCCACTTATTTTCATTTTTGTAAGTGGTGCAAAGAATTTTTGATCAAGAAAGTTCATATCAATCGGTGCTTCGAGATATCGATCTCTTGCGCGGAAATCTTGAATTTTGGTGTTTTGAACTGGCACGGCAGTTAAAGGAATATCTCCATTTAGTTTGCCTGAGAATGTGCCGTCTTCTTGGGTAAAGATTTGTCCTGTCCACACAGTGCCGTCTTGACGTGTATAATAAGAAGCAGAGTTTAGAAGAGAACCATTTCGTATAACACCAAGTGTTTTAACTGAACCCATACTTTGAACGATGAAGTCTTCAGAGAGTGCGCTAGGATTGTTGCTCCAATCGGCCAAATCAAGATTAAAGTCGTTACTTAATTCTTGCAAGTCCAAATAAGAAAATGCAAAATACTGTAAGAAATTTGGCTTGTCACTTGGCATTCCTCCAAACACAACCGTAAACCCAAATTCGAGAATTTCTTGGCCCGTAGAGTTTACATATTTTTTTTCAGTCAGCACTCTAGCTGTGTTGTTAGCAATCTGATCTTGTCTCAAGTCAATAAGAAATAGGTCATTTGAACTGATAGTATTCTCTTCTTTGTAAAGCTGTAGTTCGTCAAGAAAGTGTTTTTTCCCTAGAGAAAGTTTTTGGAACAAGTTTGATGCTACATGAGCTTCTCGAACCTGTATCACCTCTACGCGCAAGTATTTATTAAAATCAAAATTGGTGGCCCAAGTGGAAAGCATATCATTATTTACGATATCCTTCATTTTGACATCTATGGTTACCTTTAAAGGTTTTGTGCCTGCTTGGTTATATGGTATTTTAACATCACCTTCGGCTTCGATGTGAGGATTATCTTGATATATTTCTTGAGCAGCAGATTCCAGTATTATTCTAGACAGAGTAACATCGGGAATGATTTCTCCTACAGCGCTTTTGACATCTAAGTCCATTACGTGTTGCACTCCTCTTCGCCTTCAACAATTTCATTATACAACGATGGAGTGACTCTCTCAACGTCTACACAATCGAATACTCGATCTGAATCTGAGAAGATGTCGATCTTTTTGAACTTAGTTTTCGCAGCGCAAAACATTTTATCATCAATCTCGTCATCCACAAGAATATCGAAATAATACCCTGCATAGCTAGGATTTAAAACTGGGAAGTTTTGTGCTAAAACTTCTTCGCTTCCTACTCCAATGCGGGCATTAGACTCGGGTAAAAACTGAAGTGATCTTAAAATCTCTTTATTGGCACCTGTTTTGCTATCAGTTTCTGTTTCAATTTCAAACACTTCAATATCAAAATTACTGGTGCCCATTATTGTGTTTAATTCTTTTACATCTAAAAAGAGATAGCCGTGTTCTCCAACAAAATAAGAACCGTCTAGATAATTGCTAGATATGATTTCGTTTATGGCTGAGTCTTCTTCACTGGTTTCTTCACCGATTTCCATCCCAGGAGTTCCAGGGATCGCCCTAACTTTTAATTCGTAGACTGTATCCAGTTGGGGGATGTTAATGTTTTGGTGATTGCCTGTCATATACATTGCAGATGCCGATAATGGCGCATTAAGGAACTTGGCCGTCCAGGCCGGAATGTTTTCAGTATTCGGGTCACACGTTCCAATAGGATCGTTCAAGGAATAGAATTTGTCCGCAGTTACTTGTAAGGCGGGAGCGTGTAGATCTATTTTTGAATTTAAAGTTTGTTGAATATTTCTTTTTATCCCTGTTTCAATTCCGTGGAAAACATATTGTGGTCGAACACGAACAGTTTTGTTTTTAATTCTGTCTTGTGCTTCGTTTTGGGACTCTGTAATGTTAGCGTATAGTCCATCATAGATAATGTCGTTGTCGAAGAACGCATAGGAATGCGGTCTCATCTGCCCCTTAGAAAGAAGATACTTTCCGTATTGGGTCAGTTGAATATCGAGTACATCTTGTTTTGGATCAAACAGCTTCGCCATTAGCTTTGTTCCTTTATGTTAATTAGATTATGTTTATATTTCATACGCTTATTATAAGTCGAAGAAGGGATTACCTTGTGTAAAAGCGCTGCCCTGGAAGTCGGTATCTTCTGTTTCTTCTGTTGCTCCTGGTTCTGGTGGAGGTTCAGGTTGTGTTGGCTGGAAGTCAACAGCCGTTTCCAACTCAGCGAGTTCAACCATTGAGAAGAAGTCATATGGCCAATTGTAACTGTATTTTGGCTCACTAACTTTTATTGAGTTTCCAGCCCCAATATCAAATTTAAATTTAAATCTTCTGTCATCTTTGGAATCTGCCGTCATTGCATAGTAATTCTTTTGGGCCTTTTGTTTGACCTTGAAAACCATCCACTGAGTCTCAGGCTTAAAATCATTTTTCTTTCCGTTACCATTAAGGCCAAGCATTTCGTTAATAAGCAAAGGATGTTCAATAACTGCGACACTATCTTGTGGTTCTTTAATTTTCATCAAGCTTTCAGGAGGTAAGTTTTGCCAAATGTTCGTCAAATCTTCTCGCTTAAATTGATGACTAAACTCAAACACATACATATAGAATGGTTTGATCTTCGGGAAGTTAGTAACAAAATCAAGCTGTGGTGGTATTACGTATCGCTGCATCGCATCAACCATACTGATTACCGATTGGCCAACCGTGTTAATTGCAATTGTCTTTTCCAAAATGGTCTTGAGGCGTGATTTAGGGAAATGATAAAATTGCATTTCTCCGTTTTGCTTTCTGATGAACGGTATTGCCACAATGGCTTCGCTTACAGTAAGATCGCGAGCGACTTGACCAATTCTCTTTTCTTCTTTAGGGAATCCAACAAGATCTGCAAGAGAGCCTGTTAGGGTTTGGATTTTCTTTTCACTTTCGTCTAGATCTTGAAGCGATATGAACAGGCCCTTTTCAGAACCCTTGAAGGATGTAACTGTTCCGTCCTCAGAAGTTACTGTTGTTGGGCTTGCTGTTGGAACCTCACCGTACTGGTGCCAAATTCCGACAGGTACGGACCCTGTTCCTTGTTTTGGCAAAGTTACTGGTGCGTTACTGAAATCAAGAACTGGTGTTTCCCACTTAGGCTGAATAACCCATTGAGTTGCAGGGTTTTCTGGGGTGTCCACTTCAATTGGCTCGCCATTCTGATTATACTTTGTATTCAATACAGTCGCTTGTTGCAAGAAATTCAAGCTTGAACTAAGCTGCATTGCGTTTTTCCAAGGAAAATCACTTTCTAAGAAATCGTCAGGGCTAGTGCTTGGAATCAAGGAGTTTGATTTTATGAATCTCGCTCCAGTGACTGTTCTAACATAATCAACTTGAAGATTAGACAAAATCTCGCTGATGCTATAAGAATCTGCATAAGTAGGCTTAAAAACAAGTTCAACTTCTGCATACCCATCATAATAAGGAGGTGTGTGCGGGGCATATTCACCGATTCCACTGGCGGCTCCAGCATTATTGCGTTGTTTAAACGCTAAAGTATACGCTGTGCCACCGTTTGTGAGCCCTGTTGGTGGCCCAAATTCTGAACCGTATCTTGCATTTTGTAACGGTATTAATTTTCCATACCCTGCACCTGTCTGTGTCTTTCTAGCAGCATCAGAAGGATATCTTCTGTGAATAGTTATTGTTTGCGGATTCTGTGCGTAAGAAGCAGACGTATATAACCCAACAGAGCCACCATCAAAGACTGGTGGAAATAAATCTCTGACAGCTTTTTGAGTTCTAAGTTTTGCATGAGACATAACAATTCGCATTCTATACTCAGGAACATATTCTTTACCACTAGCTGGATCTTTGGCATTAACGACAGTAAATGGAACCCTATCGTCATTAGAAGCAAATGTTGTAAGTTTTTGATTTTCCAAAAAGAAATTTGGAACTTCTGCTAAGAAGTTATGCATTGCAAGTCGATATGTCTCGGAACCTCCTGCGGGAAGTGATCCGGTTGAATCAATGGACGCGGAAGGGTGGGGCTCGTCGTCAACAATTTGCTTCCCTGCCAAGTAAAAAGAAGGATCTACTAAGGCTTCAAAAGGAACTCTAAAGTCGTAATTGGCCGCATTTCGTGGCGTACCAATGTTGCTTATTGTTGTAACCTTGTTGTACGAACCAGTATAAATCGGGTAATCAACTGCAATTGCTGATTTAATTGAATTGTAAAGAATGCCAGGAGCGAACAACGGCTTTAGAACAGTTCGAATATTCTTTTGAGCACCCTTTAGGCTTATCGCAGATGCATAAGATGATGAGAACAGTGTTCCCAACTGTAAGCATCTTTGGGCCGGATAAAATCCTTTGTATGGCAAGAACTTCATTAAAGCGTTGCATTGAAGTCTAAGGGAAGAAGGAGGTGCAAACTGATCGTGATCTTCTTTGATCATCTTGAAATGTTTCAAGAAGTCTGTCGTAGAATAAGTCTTAAAGAACCCATCTTGGGCACTAGAAGACAACGTGGAGCCAGTTAGGCTTAAGAAGCCAGGATTATCAACAAGGAAGTTACCGTAATTTTGGTTGATATAAAATTCCATATTCTCAGACATTCTAAATTCTGGAATTAGTGAATGACCCTTTCCAACTGCTCGCAGAGCGTCAGCGTATTCTTTGTAAGTTTCATAGAACGGACCAGGGGTTGACCCGCTTGCTTGTTCAGCAGCTTCCCACTTAGCATCACCAGCAACTCCATATATACCTTGCCCTGCTGTTCCGAGAGCTACGACTTCATCAAGATGAGGTCTTGCAAACAAGGAGCTTCCTGATACCATCCCTCTATCTCCCATATGGAAGATACTGTATTGGTTTTGTAGCTCTCCATTGGAACCTGTTGGTTCGTTTCTTCTTCCGCCAGCAGCCGATGATGAAACAACAGTGTATGCATTTGCAAAACTACCAGAGCTTTGGCGACCGTCAAGTGGCCAAATGCTTTGCCACACAGGTCCATTTTCCATAGAGTTGTTTACGTTCTTCTGAACACGATCAACACGCAAGTTCTTCCAGTATTCTACGCTAAATGTGTTTCGTCCTCGAATGACATCCAGATAAATATTTTTCTTTCGAGGGAATATGATTTCTTCATAGCGAAGNGCNTTNAATGCTTNGATTGGATTGGATGTGCTATCCATTTCAAGATTTGCTGGATTCTTATAGAATGCGAGCAAGTTGTTGTATACTGTGTCTTTATTGGCGTTATCAGAGATGCCAATAAGATTATTTAATTTGGTATTGTTGAATACTTGCTGAGCATTGGAGTATGCTGATAACACTACTAGATCAACCGACTTGCCGCCCTGTAGCTTCTTGGCTATAACATTATGTCGGATTGGTCTGTTTATCGTAACGNCAGACTCTGTAAAATTATTTAAGATTGCCTGTTTTGTACTTGTGTTATTGTTGCCAGTTTCAGTGGTAAAAGATAGCTGACTGATTGTGTTTGTTTTCTTGTGCGCTC